CAAATTCTTTTACAACTTCTTTATTAGTAAACAAATGTTCAAACTCAGGCATAAAGGTATCACCATCATAATTACCATTTACATGCGTAACATAAAACTCTGTAATGTATGGTAACAACTTAATATAAGTTTTAGCACCACCAGCAACAATCAAATAGTCTTTTCTAAATTCACTATATGATTCAAGATCTGTCATTGTAATCAGTTGACCAGTCATAGAGTTATTGTTTACTAGATATTGATTTGGATTTGCATCCATTATTTTGTCTTCTTTGACTAGTACAAGACATTCTCTATTTTTTAGAAGTGGTAATGTATCAAATGTATTTTTACCCACAATGAGTGTATTACCCATTGTAAATTCTTTGAACCACTTGAAGTCCTCTTTTATAGAGGGCCATGGCAATCCACCATTTTTGCCAATGGCCCTATTTTTTGACATTGCAAGAATTGCTTTCATCAATTATTAATTGCCTTCTAGTTTAGCAATACGTTCTTCTAATTGTTTAATATATTCAATAACACCATCTGGATCACTCTTTGATTGTAAATCATTATCAAATTGTGAGTGTTCTAGTACACAACCTAAATGGTCCGTACCAGATAGATAATCATATTCTACATTGCTTGTATCTTTACCACAATATCTACATGACCAAATTCTAGCGTATTTACGTTGTTTTACAATATCGCCAAGACGATTCAACGTCTGTACGACTTCTTCGTTTGAAGAAGCATTAGCAACATCACATGCCCAATTTTCTGCACCATCTTCTTCACCTTCTAGGTCTGGAAAGATATTTAAAATTTCTTTTGCAATTAGATCAAGATATGGATCAATTTGCTTGGTTTGAATTTCTCTTACAGCACGTGCGTAAGTAAGAACGATTTGTCTACTAATATTTTCAGGAGTTGATTTCATATTATTTTGTGTTGGTTAATTGTTTTAAAACTTCTTTGATAGTGAAGAAAACTAGGAGTGGTACAATCACTATAAACATTATAGCAATAATCAGTATTATTCCAAGAGAAAATAAAGTACCAAATATCAACGCAAAAGTCAAGTCTATAATTCTTTTCATTTTTTTATAAATCGGTTGTATATCAATTTGCCTAAATTAGCCGAAAACTTACGTGCTTTCTTTTCTGGCAAATCGTATAAATGTGCATGAAACACTTCTTCAATCAAAACATTTAATTGTCTGCGAGTTTTTAACGTAGGATCAACAAATATTGAAGGATGTTTATTATCAGGATTTTCACATAATCCAGCTGCGTTGTATTTTACAGGTGGTTTATTGTAATTAACGTTATATTGCTTACCTTCAAAATTCTTGAACTTCATCATTCACCTTTCTTGAAACTAGCTTTCATATCTTTTAGTAAAATGTTAATATCGTCAAGACTACGCACACGATCTTTGTACAAGATTTCTGTTTTTACACGTTCATCTTCAATCAACTTGATTAAGTCATTGATCTTCTGCATTGTAACTACAGGCTTAGTACGTTCAAATTCATTTACATTCATTTAGAAACTCCTTTAATTGTTTTTGGTTTTCTGTGTTTAGAATTATGAAATCAGACCAAGGTTTACCATGTCGTAGTATTTGCCAACACCATCTTAGTCTTTCTCGCCATGGCAGAATTCTACCACTAAGACCTCGTTCAAACAAGCTCAAAGACACTTCTTGTTCATCTTTAAACCTTTCTACTAAAAGTCCGTGTTCAAAACAATCACAAATTAGAAATATAGAATCTTGATCTTTCATACAATTAGTTTACGTTCCAATTTCCAAACATTAGCAATCAAAAACGAACCAGTAGAATACAATGATCTACATACAAATCGTATAACCTTGTTATATGGTTTGATCACTAATTTATAAAGATTAGTAGCTTCAAACTCTTTGTTCTTTTTAAGTTCTTCAATGTGTCGTTTATCGTTTTCTTTTCTTTCAGAATTATCAGTGGCTTCAAACTTTACAAGGTTAATCTTGTTAATAACTCCGTCAATAAATACAATTTCAAATTCAACCCAATAGTCATATGGTCCATCATTATAATTGTTATAATCATACATACGTATGGTGCTGGTTGTTTTTACCTGAGTCCACCAATCTTTGGTTACTTTTACCATCCCATACTTTTCAAAGAATGTTTTACCGTTTGGATCGCCTTCAGTATATTCTCGTTCACATTCATGCAACCATAGTGTGCCATCTTCACGAATTTCATAACAATCCAACGCATTGTCCAAATCTTTGGTTTGAAATCCATTGGGAATATATCCCTTAGTATCTTCCGGTAAAGGAAGGGGGTATTTACATACTATGTCATCATACATACCCATAAATTAGTTACCTCCATTGTTGTATTCTTGAATATCCCACAGAAAACTACGAAATGCTTGATAGTCTTCAATATCAGCCTGTGATTCTCCTTCAGTCTTGAAATCCTTGATATATTCACAGAGTGAATCAATGTAATATCTCGGAATAGTGATGTTTTTACCATCAAACTTTAAGTCATCGTGTTGAATAATGATTGGGTTGGTTACTTTGTCTTTAATTGTTAGTTCTTTTTCCATGATAGTATTCTATATCTAACTATCAAACTTTGTCAATATAAAAAATTTATAATTTTAAAATTTTATATGTATATTTGAGTTATGGAAGTAAAAGAAATTATAATAGTTGATGCATATATAAAACATCAATCTTTGGAAAATTTGTTTTGTGAACAGCTTGAATGGTTTAAATCGGTTAACATTCCTGTTTTAGTAAACTCCAACACCATATTATCAGAACGAATATTGAATATGGTGGACTATTATTTTTATGATAAAAAGAATGTGTTGTTTAACGAGTCAGACTTTGATCAGATTGATAAAAGTTTCTATAGGTTTTCAGATGGAAGCATCTCGGTTAAAATACAAAACTTAAATTTTCAAAGACACGCTTTATCCGTAATAGTTAATTTGTTAAATTCCCTTTATTTAGCTAAAAGTCTTGGGTTTACACATTTTCATAGATTTGAATATGATAGCGTAGGCGGGCCAATAATGGCGGATATTGTGAAGAATATGAACGCATTATGCAAAGATAAAAAGGGTTTTGTGTATATGACAAACCAATACAAAGTTGATGATGCGTCTTTTAAAAACGGAATTAACCCATATTATTTTTATTTTGAAATCGATTATTTTTTAAGGAACGTTACTAAAATAAGTGATAAATTATCGTATTTTGAGTATTTAGAAAAAATTAATTTGGGCCGTTCTTATTTGAGTTACGAACGTTTTATAGCAGAAAATATAGTGCGTAATGATCTAAGTTTTAGATCTAATTTAATCATTAATTATAATAAAACACCAAACGACTATTTTAAAGATTATTTGATGGATCGCTCTCATTCTACAATGAATTATATATCTGATAAGGTATATGAACAGGGTTATTTTGTATGTTTTTGCAAATTGGTAGGATCGTCACCAACTAAGCCTTCTCAAATTGTAATTTATCAAGATAATTTATCTGACAAAGTAGTTACTTTTAAACTTGTAGTATATGATATCAATGAAAGTGTTCGTGATGTTTATGATAGAAATATCCCACCATACATAAAAATGTGGGACGTTACAGAAAATGTTTCAAAAGTAGAAATATACGATTTGTATACAAATCTACTAATAGACACGATATATAACAAAGATGTTAAAAACGAATTTTTAGTCTAAAATGAAAGGAATTATTTTAGCTGGAGGAACTGGTAGTAGGTTATATCCATTAACCAGTACAATAAATAAACAATTGTTGCCTGTTTATGACAAGCCAATGATTTATTATCCATTTAACACGTTAATTACATGCGGAATTACTGAATTTTGTATCATCTCCTCACCAGATTATTTACCTCAATATGAAAAGTTATTCGGCGATGGAAGTCAATTAGGTTTAAAAATTACCTACAAAGTTCAGTACAAACCAAGAGGAATTGCTGAAAGTTTTATAATCGCTGAGGATTTTATTGGTAAAGATAATGTTGCTTTAATACTTGGTGACAATATATTCCACGGAATGCCCAGAGTCAAGCCTTTACTTGAAGGCGCAATTATTTTTGGTTATGAAGTTAATGATCCTAAAGCTTATGGAGTTATTGAGTTTGGTGAGGATAATAAGGTTTTAAGCATAGAAGAAAAACCAACTCAACCCAAAAGCAATTATGCGGTGCCTGGTTTATACTTTTATGATAATAAGGTGGTCGAATATGCTAAAACACTCAAACCTTCAGCAAGAGGTGAGCTTGAAATAACTGATTTGAATTTAATATATCTTGACAGGGGCGAACTTACTGCTATAAAATTTGCAAGAGGCACAGCATGGCTTGATGCTGGAAGTGCTGAAACATTATTTGAAAGTAGTGCTTATATACAAGCAATTCAATCTAGACAGGGTGTAAAAATAGGATGCATAGAAGAAGAGTGCTTGAAGCGCAAATTAATAAATAAAGCGCAACTTAAAAACCTCATTGACAAATTACCAAATTGCGAATATAAGCAATACTTAAACAAATTATTATGATTATACTATTCGGCGCAACAGGCTATATTGGTAGCGAATTTAAAAAGCAACTTGCAGAGCTTAAGCTTCCTGTATTTTTATGGCCAAATACCAAAACAACCACTTTTCAAGATTTAGAAAAATGGTATGACGAAGCTGGTTATCCATTAATAGGCGCTGCAATCAACGCGGCTGGTTATACTGGTAAACCAAATGTTGATGCTTGTGAATTGTATAAAGAAGATACAATTCACGGCAATATTGTATGGCCACAAATTTTAACCGATTGGTGTATGTTAAATGATATTCCATTGGGTCATGTATCTAGCGGTTGTATTTATGAGGGTAGACGATCCGATGGTCAACCATTCACAGAAGAGGACGAACCAAACTTTAGCTTTAAATATAACAATAGTAGTTTCTATAGTGGTACCAAGACTATTGCGGAACAAATTGTGGGTAAATGGGAAAAGAGTTATATTTGGAGATTAAGAATTCCCTTCGAAGAATTTGATAACTCAAGAAACTATATCAGTAAGATTTTGAAGTATGAACGACTATTAGATGCTGAAAATAGTGTAAGCAACAAACAAGAGTTCGTAAGCGCTTGTATTCAAACACTAAACAAAAAGGTTCCATATGGTATCTACAACGTAACCAATGGTGGATATATTACCACCAAAGGTGTAACAGAAAAGTTTAAAAATACAATTGCTAAAGATAAAACCTTCACATTTGTAGAAGAAGACGAGTTCTATAAGAATGTGGTCAAGACCCCACGTTCAAATTGCGTGATGAGTAATGAAAAATTGTTATCAACTGGTATCAAAATGAGAACCGCAGACGAAGCCTTTGATTATTGCATTAACAACTGGACCATATGAATATATTAGTAACTGGAGGATCTGGATTTATTGGTAGTCATTTTATAGAAGAAGTTCTAAAACGAGATGACGTTGATAAGGTGTATAATATAGATTGTGGTACTTATGCCGCAAACAAAAGTCTACCATTCCAAAACAATCCAAAATATCACAAATTAACACTGGATATTTCAGCACCATACTTTCCAGACCAAAAAAACTACTTGTTGAGTTTAGGACTAACTCATGTGGTTCATCTTGCGGCTGAATCTCATGTAGATAAGTCTATATCTGGACCAAAAAGATTTATTGAAACCAATATAGTTGGTACATTCAATCTGATGGAGCTATTCAAGAGTTATACTCTTGAGAAATTTATACATGTATCAACCGATGAAGTATATGGAAGTCTTGGGTTTAAACAATCTTCGTTTGACATAGATAGTCCATATAGACCCAATAGTCCATATTCAGCAACTAAAGCATCCAGCGATTTATTGGTAAGAAGTTACAACAAAACCTATGGTACTCCAACCATAATCACTAATTGTAGCAACAACTTTGGATCCAGACAATATCCAGAAAAATTAATTCCCGTAGCCATAAACAAGTTGAAAAACAAGCAATTGGTACCAATTTATGGAAATGGAGAGAATATACGAGACTGGATCTATGTAAAAGACCATGTTAACGCACTTATCAGTGTTACATTAGGCGGTTTGGTTGGAAAACAATACTTGATTGGGGGTAACAATGAACTTTCTAATATAGAGCTGTTAACTCTAATCAAGAGTCGTTATGAACAAATAACCAACACTACTTTACCAGAAGTTTGGTATGAATTTGTATCTGATCGACCTGGACACGATTTTAGATATAGCGTTGATAACCGAGACTTTAAGATGGAGTTTCCAGAATTTAAGCTTACCCCATTCGAAACTGCTATTGATGAAACTATTCGATCATATTTATAAAATGTGCCGATTAGAATTTATTCTAAAAACGCCAAAAGTCTAAACCTTTCTGAAGAAAAGGCATGCTCCAAACTAGTTACAAGTGGTTCTATATACTCGCTGTATGTGGAATGTTGTACACCAGATAGTATACGTAAAAACAGAGTATTCCTTATCAAGGATAACGGAGTTGTTGTAGGATGGAGTATCATACAACAACTTAAAAAACCCAGCGGTAAAAGAACTTTTCAATTCATGATCTATATTAAACGTAAATATAGACGACAAGGATTGGGCACAAAACTATACAAACGCAGCAAAAAGTTTTTTAAACTCAAAGATCAAGAAATAAAAGTGTTTTCTACAACCAACTATAACGCTTCGTTTTTCAACAAAATAAGACCCAATTTATAGAGTCTTTGTGTATACAGCCAACTTTGGATTTGCATATCCAAACTTCTTTACAAGTTGACCAGCAACACTATTTGCTTCATCTTCAATTTCACCACCAACGTCTTGGGTTGGTCCTTGAATCTTTCCATTTTGATTTTGTTGATGGTGAATCAATTCGTGTGCAATACTTCTCAATACATCTGCTAAACCTCTGTTTCTGCAATATACTTTTACATCACCATTTGCTGCGTTGTAATAAGCATAAGTTTTTAAATCTTCGTCACGATTTTGAGCTAACTTGACTTTGAATGGTTTATTCAAGTTTAGCTCGTCGCTAACGAACTTCAAAAATTTAACAATTGTGTATTTAGCTAATTTATCCACACTAATAAATATATTAAATACCAGCTTCTTTATAAGATAATTTTACAACACCTTCATCAATAAGACGTTTACGATTGATTTTATGTTGACCTTGTACCTTATCTTTGTTCTCACCCATATAACGAACTGCATAACCATTGGTAATTAGTTCATCGTTCAAAATCTTCTTGGTTTCTGGGTGTACAATTTCTCCAAGCAATCTACCAAACTTTTCTCTACCACTACTATCAACGTCATCACTGATATGGGTGCGTAGAATTACGTATTTGTCTTTACATCCTTCAATAAACTTTTTTGCAAAGTCTTTACTAGCCAAACCAAACACCTTTTCAATTTTGTCTGAAGTTCGGCTTTCTGGAGTATCAACACCAAGAAGTCTTACCTTTTGATCTGTTAGTTTTACGTCAAAACCCAAGTCGATGTCTACAACAACTGTGTCTCCATCAACAACTTCGGTTACCTTAGCATGATATTCGTATGGCATATTATTTTGCTTGTGGACCAAATATCTTACTCCAAAATCCCTTTTTTGAAGAAGATTCAGACTTCTTTTCAGATTTTGGTTCTTTAGTGATTGGTTTAGAAACATTTGCATCGTTTACCAATTCAACCGTTGTACCTCCATCACGGATATTCAACTTAATTAAAACTTCTCCAAATTTACGTGACTCTTCAACCTTGGTGGTAAATGTATAACCAGCTTCTTTAACACCAAGTCTCATTTTTGCGGCCAAGTCTTGGTTTTCTTTCTTAAGAAGTTCGATAGCGGTTTGATACTTTTTAAGTTCAGTTGTCAAAGCATTTCTTTCTTGAGTTAGCTCATTGATTCTAGAAAGCAACTTATTCTCGTCATTTTCACTCTTGGCTTTGGATAACTCACCGCCAAGTTCTGCCAACTCAGCAGTCATCTTAACGATAGTATTGCGAAGAGCTTTTGCATCATTTTCCAATGCTGTCTTTTCATTAACTAGACTATTGATCTTAACGTCTTTTTCATCAATTGATTTTTTAAGATTTTCAGTTAGACCATTTAGAGTAACAAGATTGGTCTGAATAACTTGAAACTTTAGATTATATTCAGTAACAAATCCCTCAAGTTCTTTCTTTTTTGTTTCGGTTGTATTGAGATTTTTAGACAATGACTCGTTTTTTTGAGTCAAGTTTGTTAGTTCAATACCATACTTCTTAACCTTGGAACTCAAATCGATGGTATAGTATGAAAGAAACCCAAAGATAGTAATAAGCAGAATCGATACTGCTAATTTATACTTTGCGATTTTCTCTTGTTCTGTTGGTCCATTTGTAACTGGTGTCGTATCAATTTGGTGTTCACTCATAACTTTAATAAGTCCTTATTCTAGTGTTAATAGATATTTTAGTTTGTTTAATTCTGCCAACATTTCGTCTCTGATATTTAACAAATCAGTGTCAGATTCTTCCAATCCCTTTGGAAGTTCATTCACTAAATAATCAATGTACTTGCTAACGAATGTTTCAGTGGGTAGATCTTGGTAATCTTTCAATTCAATAGTAAAACCATTTTTACCACGTATACGACCATATTTACCCATCAATACTTCGATAAATTGATCAACAAGATCACTAAATTCATCATATGCAGCACCAAGGGCTTGATGTTCAGAATACTTCTTGGTTTGCCAGTGGTTGATTTTTAGCTGGTTGTGTAGAGTTAAAAGATTGGTTACTATCATATATGTTATAAATATCTGTTAAAAATTAAAATAAACCAAAACATTACATCGTTGGGTATTTATATTCTGATATGTTATTTTCTAAAGAACCAAAACAAATATGCAATATACCTTGGCCAGGTGATGATCAATTACAACAATCAGTAAAAGATAAGACAATTATCTTAGTACCAGTTGCTTCACATATAGAACCAGCATGTGATGACGCATTAAGACAACTCGAAAAGGATGGGGTCAAAGTATATAGAAAATATGGATTTAGTGCTATTGATCAAGGTAGATGTGTGATGGCACAACAAGCTATAAATGATGGATATGAACACTTGTTTTGGATTGATAGTGATATTGCATTTTGTCCATATGATATATACAGAATCATAAACACTAGTATAAGAGAACAACAACCATTTATTACAGGAACATATTGTGTTAAAGGATGGCCAGCATTAACCACGAAGTTTCATAGTGACTTTGACGAAATTGTATTTGGAACACATGGTGGTCTTTATGAGGCAGAGTATGCAGCTACAGGCTTTATGTATACACATGTGAGTGTATATGAACGTATTAAAGTCAAGTTTGGACTAAAACCAGTTAATATATGGGGTGGACAATATAAAGTTCATGCGTGGTTTCTTCCTATGATTATAGACGACAATTATGTTGGAGAAGACTTTTCATTTTGTCATAGAGCCAGAAAGTCGGGAATCACAATATTTGCAGACACAACAATCAGATTGGCACATATTGGACGATATAGCTATAGCTTTGATTTTATAAACCGAGGTGTTGTAGAAGAACCAAACACATTAATATTTAAAAACAAATGAATTGTGTATTACATTTTATATATAATATCGATGATATAAAGAATGTAGAACATAATTATAAAACCTTATCTTCTGTAGTTGATAAACACTTTTTAATAACATTCAATCCAGAAGCACTTCCACAAAATTGTAACTTTGAACAAATATTCTCACAAAAATTTAATTTTATAGATAAGTGGCATTTGGATTATCATTTATATCATTTAAAATACTTTGTCACAAAATATTTGCTTTTAAAAAGATATAGAAGAGTTATGTTTATATCTTCAAATCTAAAATTAGAAAACGTAGAAAAAATACCAGAATTATACAATTCTATTAGAGCCGACAACATTGATTGTATTAAATTTTCAAATAAAGATGTAATTTCAAAAGATATATACATGATGAGAATTCAATATATGAAAACCAATTTGATTTATTCGGATTGTAGTTACGAACAATATTGTACCCGTGACAAAATATATGGACACGATTTATATATTTCTAGTCCATTTTATAAAATTGAAAACCTAGAATATTATATATAATGTCTGATGTAATACTATTTTTAACATCGCCAAAAACCAAAGAACGAGAACAAATGTCTTTGGAAAACTTAAGACAATTATCTAAACTAGGAAAAGATATTGTAATATTATCTACCGTTCAAAATATAAACGAAGAATTTTTTAAACTATCCAAGTTAGTAATCTTTGATTTTTACAACGGAATGATAGACAGAGTTGTATATAAGAAAGCGAGAGAATATCCAATTCCATATGGAGGAGCATTTGGATCTTTTTTCTATTGTTCCAATTATCCAAACTATCTAATATACACCCACACTCATTTTCTCAGTGTATTCAGAAACACAAAAAATTTAATAAAGATAGCGCTTGCTTTAAAGTATACAAATTTCTTTTATGTTGAAGACGACCACTACTTTTCAGATGACGGAATAAACAAATTATCTGAGTACTTTATTCGGATGAATAATGAAAGTTTAAATGCTATATACTTTGGAAATATGTGGGAAGGCATTTGTACATCCAGTGTAATTCATTCTTATTTTTGGTTTGGAAATTGCATGTATTTCAATGAAAGCATTTTGGATAGAATTCCTGAAACACAAGAGGAATTAGAATCAGCACATCCAGATTCAATTGATTATGAGACTTTTCTATATTGTGTACTTTACTTACAGACGCATAATAAACAAAATGTATATTTTGAAAACATTAAAAATTATGGATTTGCATCAATTTTTGGCAAAGATACTAAACTAAATAAAATATATTCACATGATAGTATAATAAGTGATTCAAGATCCACATTATTGTATGAACAAACATCAGATCGATTAGTTTTCTTTATAAATTTAGAAAATCTAAAAGTTGATGAAGATTATATAACCCTAGAAATTCACAGAAATAACACATTGTTTTTTTGGGGAAAATTGTCAAAATCACGTGCATTTTATGCATTGGATGTAGATTTAAAATTGAATGAAAAACCTGATATAAGAATAACATTCAATTCAAAGTTAACAAAAGAATATAAATCTCTAACTGAAAATGATGTGAGAAAAAATGGTCGATGGTTATAAAATTAAATATTTATATATAATACGATGACTCCAGAAACATACATAGTGGAGTGTGCAAATTGGAAAGCCAAAGTAGACTTTACCAATACAAGTAGTTTTGAATCTACCGAAGATAAAATATTTGAAGTATGTACATTAGCCTTTGAAAACATCTTTGCGAACACTTACAACTCAGATCATGTGATGGTATTTGAATTGAAAAATTCAACGGGCGTAGATTACTTCAAAGATTTAAAGATGGAAAAAATTCCAGATCCATCATTTGCATTATTAACCAAAGCATATAGTTTAAAAGACGAAGATAATGAATCCAAACATTACTTTGTATTAACAAGACCACTATTAGAAAATGCTTCTCTTCCAGACATGTTGTTGGAATTAAAAGACTTTGAACAAGCTATGAAAAAGAATAACAAATTCTTTTACAAGAACTTGATTGGATTATTCAAAAATTGCAAGATACTAACCAACTTAAAATGATTATACCTCTTTGAGTGCCAAAGATGGTAAACCCTGTCCCATACTATGTTCATATAGTATTGCAGCCGCAGATTGATTAAATGGGATATTTAAAGTATTTCTAACTCTGGTTTCCAAATCGTCTCTCATTTTAACAATTTCATCAGACTTTAAATAATCAGTATATACATAACTTTCATAATTTTGTCCTGGTACACCTTTATAAAAGTTACTGGTTGTTGTATAGTCCAAAGTTTTGCTGTAGAGATTATCTCCAGTCTTTTCAACTGTGTACTTATAAACATTATCTCCAATCTCTATAGACTTATCATAATAAGGAGTGCCTGGATATGGTGTAATTACGGTACAATCAAAATCATCAGTTCCATTCTTAATCAAGAATTCAGCAACATCGTTGATAGTTTGTTCACTTTCACCCGGATGACCCACACTCATAAGAGATTTAATCTTAAGTCCATACTTCTTACATTTTTCAATAACTCTTACGTTATCATCATATGTAGCTTTCTTGTTGATATTCTGTAAGATACGATCATTACCAGCTTCAAATCCACAAAGCAACCATCTAAATCCAGCCTCATACATCAACTTGGCTTGTGTATCAGTAAACAATTCACTCTTGACAAATCCTCTTAATCTAAACTCTACACCCAATCGTTGTTGTAACTTAATCAAGTCGGTCAACAAAGATTCAAATTGTTTATTTACATTGAGTTCATCATCATAAAACATGAATCCTTCTAGTCCATACTCTTTATGTAAGAACTCAATTTCATGTAAAATATTATGACCACTACGAGTACGAATTCTTCTCAATGAGTTACTTAGTCTACCACCACAAAAACCACAATTAAATGGACATCCCAGTTGTGCTATAATACTTGTTGCCTTCTTACCATCAATAGTATAATGATACGACTCAAGATCAATCAGTTCTCTAGCTGGATATGGCAATACTTCATAATCTTCGTTGGTTAAGAAATATTGTTGTTTTGGATCATCACCATCAATAAATCTTTCTGTTGTTTCTATTGCTGGAAAAATAGCCTTTTCACCATCACCACTTACTAAACAATCAAAGTGTTCTTCCAACACACTCTTGTTTAATGTAGAACGCTTATTCGGATTGTTCTTATAAGCTGCATACACCAAAGTAACGTGTGGACCACCCAATACAACTCTGTTATTGGGGTTGTGTTTCTTGATTAAGTCTTTAATTTTGATTGAATGTGGAAGTTGTGGTGTAGTTGCTGTAATACAAAATATATTGGAGTCTTTTTGTTTTAAATAAACATCCATCACATCCAAGTAATTCTTAATACCACTAAGATCTAAAACCTTTACTTCATACTTGGATTGCAATACAGCTGCAATTTTTAGTAATCCCAAACTTGGAAAAACTCTTTCATCTAATAAAAATGGAGATGGTGGTATAACTAAAGTAATCATAACAATTTCAATATCGGTTAATTTACGACTTCAACTTTGCATTGCTTTTTATTAAAAAAGCCTTCATCAATTAAATATTTGACTACGAAATCACATTGTGGTCTAAATTCCATCATATCCAAATCACTTGGCTTCCATATACGTATGGTCTTGGAATCTTTGACAAGGAATTTAATTCCATGGATTTTTCCAGTATAATTATTCATATACTATAAATAGTATTGTTCAAGCACGATAGTTATTTTAACTTGTAAAAAAACAAAGTCAAGATAACATTCATGTATGAAAGACAATAGTAGTTTTAACAACTGGTTTTTACAAGGTGTGTATTGGGTCGCTAGTAAATCTAAAGATCCCAAAACCAAGATTGGTGCAATCCTTGTAAAAGATCGTAGGATTATATCTACTGGATATAATGGTATTCCAATGGAGGTTGATGATTCTATAAATGAACGTCACCAACGACCAGAAAAGTACAAATGGTATGAACATGGTGAACGTAATGCGATCTATGCAGCTGCTAGATATGGTATCAACACAGAAGGCGCCACATTATATACCAACGCTTTACCATGTGCTGATTGTGCTAGAGGTATAATTCAAAGTGGTATCAAAGAAGTATATATACATAAACAATTCAATGATTTATGTGATATTGCACAACGAGAACAATGGAAGGGACATGACAATGTTACCTTTACTATGTTGAACGAAGCTGATGTAAAAATCTTTGCAGTAGACACAGAATTGGGATGTAAAGCTTATTTTGATGGAAAAGAATACAACATATGAGAGTTGAATTAGAGAATTATCTCAAAAAGAAGTTTCCAAATCTTTATACTGATTGCGGAGAACAACAACCATTTACTCAGTTTGGATTTGAATGTGATGATGGTTGGTTCAGACTTATTCTTTGGTTAAGTCGATATCTTCAAGACTATATTGATCAACAAAATAAATGGGTAGAAAAGTATCCAGATCAATATCTTCCAGTAAAACAAATCAAAGTTGCACAAGTAAAAGAAAAGTTTGCTACTCTTAGATTTTATACCAATGGTGGTAATGAAAGAACTGAAGCTATTATTTCTTTTGCAGAGTATATGTCTGGATATATATGTGAACGTTCGGGCAGAACCGATGACATAGTAGTTAATTCAAATGGTTGGAATAAAACTCAACATATTAGCTTTGTTAAAAGCGGAGACAATATTCATTATGTAGATGATCCAGAACTAAGATTGCTCTTAAAAGATGATCCTAAGCAGTTAAAATTGAAAATATGAACAAAGATAATATTATTGTTATAAGCACATTTCCAAACACGCTTGAAAAAATTTCTTTTTTACAAGAACAACTTTACTATTTTAGTAAACTAAAAATTCCAATACTAGTAATTTCAGGATGTGATATTCCAGCACACTTGAATTTTATGATTGATTATTTAATCATAAACAAAGAAAATGACCAACTCGGTCGTGATTTTATTTATAAATGTGTAGAAGAACTTAAACTACCAAATACAGTTTATCCATGGATCTCAATAGACTCTGGATATTTGTGTATATATACTCCGAGTGTTAATTCAACGATTACAAAAAATATCAAATTATCTTTAAAGACTGCAAAGATTCTCGGATATAAAAACGTATTCTTCACTGAAGATGATAACATATTCAAAGAGGGATCGTTTGAATTTTTTAAAAAACAATTTGAAGTATTAAACGAGAATAAGTACAAACTTATTACAGGCGCTGGACACCTTAACGATATAAATATGTTATACATAACATATTTTTTTACAAATATAGACTTTTTTCTGGATAGATTTATTATACCCCATGAAAAAGAAGACTGGTACGATTCAGAGAACATAATCAAATTTAAATTAAATTACGCATATGAGTGTTTATTTTATGATTTATTTAAAAATGATATGGATAAATTCCTAGACATTACAGATGATCTTGCAAAATTTAAAGCAAATGGTGATACCGACGATGGTAAATCTGTAAGGTTACAAAATGAAATGTGGATATTAAATAATTTTATAAATGTATTTGTAGACGTAAACAAAAATAAATACATAATTTTATCTAATAAAACAAACACATTAAAAGATAAAAAAAAGGAGAGAAACTATCATATAGACACATACATAGATGATGTTTATTTTGATAGTATTACATTGCGGCCATCACATTATCAGGTGTATGGTATAAATAACGATGTTAAACGTGTAAGAATAAAAATAGACGATTTGTTAGATAAAACAATTGATGTTGATTATGACATTATAAAATTTAACGGATTGTTAGTGTTTAATTGATACTTATAAGCAATATGCTTTATTCTCGCTATAAAAATGAGTTACCAGTTTATGATGAAGAAGACATCATTACCACCACCAAAACAAAAATCCCACACCAAATAAATGGTAATGAGATTTATTTTTATAGTCAAGTAGACTTAGAAAGCATATACAATCTAAACAGAAGTCTTAGTGATTTGGAAAAACAAATGTTGATTACCCAAATCAATCTAGGGTTGGAAACACCACCTCACGTAAAATTGTTCATCAATAGTGATGGTGGTGAAATATTTTCAGCCTTCACTACCGTTGATCGTATCAAAGCATCAAGAGTACCAGTTTATACATACGTAGAAGGTATCAGTGCTTCCGCAGCAACTCTTATTAGTGTATGCGGCAAACGTAGATTTATCGGTCAAAATGGTGTTATGTTGGTACATCAATTAAGAAGTTGGTGTGGTGGTACTCATGAAACCTTTAAGGATGAATTCAAAAATCTTGAATTACTATCTGAAAAAGTTAAAAAGATTTACTTAGAACATACCAAATTCACCACATCAGATTTGGAAGAAATGTTGAAACATGATATTTATTTATCCGCATCTGAGTGTTTAAAATACGGATTGGTTGACGAAATCATTTAACTACTTATTAGTAGATTAAATGACAAATAGTAGACAAAAAAATGGTTATGTATATATCATAAGTAATAGTAACTTTCCCAGTTATTACAAGGTGGGTGTTACTAATGATATAAAATCAAGGTTACGTACATATCAAACATCATCTCCACTGCGTAACTATAAAATTGAATATTATATAGAACATTCAGATTGTTACGAAGCTGAGAAAAGAATAGCTGAAAAGCTAAGATATTTTGCTACGGACATTAAAAACGAGTGGTTTAAATGTGATCTGGAAATTGTCAAAGGTAGACTAGACGAAAGTTTAGAACCAGAAGAAAATATTTTGTTTGACTTGTATAAAAAGTGATATAAGATGGAGGAGTTATGACTGGAATCGAAAATAAATTAATATGTCTAAATCTGAATGCTAGTTGGCAACCAGTTGGTTTCAAGACTGTCAAAGATGCTATCGTAGATCTTTGTGGATGTGATACCCATGGAAAGCCAGCAACACTAGCTTTGGATATCGATTATAATATTGATGACAATGGCGATCCTATTTTGACAGAACCCAAGACCATGAATCCTGTTTCTTGGGCCGATTGGCTAAATCTACCAGTTCGTTCTTGGGATCTAAGCATCAACAGCGCTCATCTAAAGATTCGTGTTCCAACCGTCATTATTGCTACTAATTACAATAAAATGCCTGTAAAGGAATTTAGAGGCAAACCAAGTAAGGATGCAATCTATAATCGTGATAATGGCGTTTGCCAATACACTGGTAAAAAGATTGATCGTAATAATGCTACCGTCGATCATATTCTGCCTCGTAGTAAGGGTGGTGAAGACTCTTGGACCAATCTAGTATTGTGTTCACGGGATATCAACTCCAAGAAGGGTAATAGATTGAACTCTGAAGCTGGATTAAAGTTGCTTAAACAACCACATATTCCACAACCAGTTCCAGTGTATGCTTTAATCAAAGATGCTCGACACGTTGATTGGCAACATTTTTTGATCAAAACTTAAAAAAATGTAACATTTGGGCAGGCATAAAATACTTAATATAAGATACTTTTATGCCTGCCTTAAAAAACAAGACCTATAACATAAATATTGATGGTCAAATCATCGAATTAAGCGGTGAAAGTATTTCATTTTTTCTAAAAGAAACCCGAAGAAAGTTTGCAACCAAAAAGTCTTTGGAGAAGTTTTACGCAAATCTATCCAAGATTTTTATACAAGGTTAAAGATATCGTATATATTTATATTTAATATGACGATTTACCAAAAATATGAAAACCAAATTAATGAAGCCTATCAAGGAGGTTTACGTGCGTGGTTTGGTAAAGGATCAGTAGGAAGCACCAGTGGAGGCGGTTGGGATAGATATGATAGTACTGGCAAAAAAGCTGGTAAATGTGGAGACGCTAAACAAGGTAGTAGTTATAGTGCGTGTTTAGGCAAAAAGTATGCTGCAAGAATAAGAGCCAAGGGTGGTAAAAAAGCGATTGCTAATTGGGTAAAAAAGAAAAAAGCAGCTCAAAGATCCGCAGGTAGAGGAGAAAAAGGTAGCGGTGGTAAAGGACAATCTCCTGTTAGAGTAAGTTATAAAGAAGATTTGAGTGAAATATTTGTCATCTCACAACGACAACATTTGAAACAAGATCTAATAAATTTTCTACGACAAGAATTTCAGAAGGGTGATTTAAAATCGGTTCACGGCGGCATAAGCACCACCGAATTCAAAGTTGAAGACTGGCTTGAAGATATTGCAGATCATGCAATCAACCATCTGATTCAGTACTTTGAAACTATACGTAGTCAAACTGAACGTAATATATACTCTTCAATTCCTATAGCCAGTAAATAACAATATAATATTTAAAGTACTTGAATTAGTACTATTTATATGGTATATAAGGATATATACTATATATGAGTTATTACATTAAAGACACTACAATCAACAAGATTGTATATAAAAACAACGTAAACGAAGTAGTTAACTACTTAGAAGAACTTTGTAAAAAAGTTCATAAGAAAACCAGAAAGTCCTACATGGATGATATGGCTAACTTGGGTTATGGTTATGATGATAACCAAGGTGTTTACTTCACTGAACTGATGATGGAGAAGTTTGATGTGGGAGTACATCGTAAAGATGGCCGTCACGTTAGATCCAATATTCATGAACATGCTCGTAATGTTAAATACAGAAACGAAATGGGTGACTAATTATGATAAATTTGGATATCAGATGGTCAGATCCAATTCAAATAGAAAAAAATGGAGAAGTAACATTTATTCGTGAATGGAAAATACCTTCTCAATACTTAAACCAATTCTTTGTTTACTGGAAAGTAAATAAGTTAAGCCTCAAAGATAAAGGTTATAGTGTTACCAAAAGAGACAACGATTGGGTTCTGACCGAAACCAAAGATAACCCAACTCTCTTTAAAGAAAAAGCTATTAAGAAACAAAAGTCAGATGAACCACTTCCACTCTACGAAGTAGTTAAACAAGATGGCTTGCGTCCATGGCAAGTAGGTGCTGTTAGTAAAATCGTATCATCACTAAACAAATGGGGTGCTGCCGTAGATGGTAGTGACGTAGGCATCGGCAAAACATACACAGCCTGCGGCGTTGCTCGTGAATTAAATATGGACATATTGGTTGTATGTCCAAAAGCAGTCAAAGAAAGTTGGAAACGTGTAATCAAGAACCACTTCAAGATGTGGGGTAAATGTGTAGGTATTGTTAACTATGAAGCATTACGTATGGGTAAATCTGATAGTATAATTGCATCGTATGTTAAAAGAAGAGATACCAGACGTAAAGAATTCGTTTGGAAGATACCAAAAAATACTCTGATTGTTTGGGATGAAGCACAAAAACTAAAGAATGCCAAGACCAAGAATAGTGAAACTTGTATGGCAGCACTCAAATCTGGATACAAGATGTTGTTTTGCAGTGCTACTATGGCAACCAATCCATTAGAGTTAAGAACGGTGGGACAATGTATTCAGTTGTTTAAGAGCAGCAAACAATATTATGAATGGGCCTATGCACACGGAGTTGTGAGAGGTAGATTTGGAATGGAATTTACAGGCGACAAGAAATCGTTAGCCAAACTTAGCAATGACATTTTTATCAATAGAGGTGTTCGTCTTAATCGTGATACCATACCTAACTTTCCAGAAAGTCAAATTACAGCAGAATGTTATGAGATGGAAAAAGAAGATCAAGACAAGATCAACAAAGCATACGAAGAAATGCAATTAGAGTTGTTAAAGATTGAAAGACAACTCAAAAAAGACAAGGGTCAAACCCAAATGGTTGCAATTCTACGTGCTAGACAAAAAGTTGAAATGTTCAAGGTACCTCTTATTATAGAAATGGCAGAGGAAGGTATTGAGAATGGCATGAGTGTGGCTATATTCTGTAATTTCACCGAAACTATTAATGCATTATCAGATAGACTCAAGACAAAATGTATTGTGAATGGTGTTGTATCAGACAAAGATAGACAACAAGCCGTTGATGATTTTCAAGCAGATAAAAGTAGAATAATACTTGTCAACATCGCAGCTGGCGGTGCAGGATTAAATTTACACGATTTGAATGGTAATTTTCCAAGATTGTCGTTAATATGTCCTTCGTACTCGGCTGTATTAATGCGTCAATCCACTGGAAGAGTATGGCGTGATAGTGCTAAAACAAAGAGTATACAAAAGATTGTGTTCGTGGCAAACACTGTCGAAGAACAAGTATGTAATAGTGTAAATCAGAAACTAAGTAACCTAGATCTATTAAATGATGGAGATTTGAATTATGGCAAAAACTAAAATATTAAAATTTAATGTAAGTTCCGCAAATTGGAAAATGAATGTTGATGTAGACCCAGATATCTTTGATGATGCGTATGTAGAAGCGTGTACCAGAGCTGTTGAGATGAAGTCAAGTTCAATTCATATGACCGAAGAAGATTTTCTGGTTAATCCGGTTATAATGTGTAAACCAATAAAATCATCAGATGGTAAAGCCAAATATATAAACACATATAAAGTTTTATTGAATGCCAGTATGTTTAAACGAGCCGAAATACTCAGAAAAATATTTGAAAGCACTACCGATGTAGACTTAGCTAAAGAACCATTATCAGCATCTTTAAAAAATGAACAATGATATTCCATCCTACAATTTTGATTTAATTAACAAAAAATTAGCAGAACTTGATGCTTTAAAGGAAAAAGTAGAAAAGATATATGGTTTAAGTCAGATTGGTGACGATGTTAGACGAGAAGTAGATGAATACAAAGTGCTTCGTGATAAAGGTGTAAACATTCCACACCTAGAAAAAGAGTTTGCTGATCAGATCTATCCAAGTAGAGGTGGCAGAAGTAAAAAGAATAAACCAATCGTTGAGTCAGAAATCAAAGAAGCATTAGAAAAGTCTACATCAGCCAGAAAAGCAGCAAAACGATTGGGTGTTAGTTATCAAACATTCAAAACATACGCAAAAAAATATGGTGTGCATAAAACACCAGGTTGGCCTCCTACCAAGAAAAACTTTGTGAATAGAGTATTGGTTGACCCCAATAAAGGTAAGTATCCAATTCAAGATGTGTTGGATGGCAAATACCCAAACTTTCCAGTACATCGTTTAAAAGATAAACTGATTAGATCCAATATCAAAAAAGCAGAATGTGAACAATGTGGTTTTCATGAACGTAGAATTACAGATGGTAAACTACCATTGTTGTTGAACTTTGAAGATGGTAATAAACACAACCACGCATTGGTCAATCTAAAATTATTGTGTTATAATTGTACATTCACTAGTGGCAAAGGATACATAAGTAGAGGGCCAAAGATATTTGACCCAGATATACTACAGGATAGTAAAAAGATTCTTAAACAGAGGTTTTAGTTTCTTACAATAGTAAAAGTACAAGGTTTTGATAAGTCAAATCTCACAGATTTGCCAAATTTCATTTGTGATGTTTTAATTTCTACAAATTTTGAACATTTACATCTGATCCACCGGCCTGGCAAAAGTAAAAATAAAGTACTACTGGATTGGCCTGAAGAATCTTCAGTAGTATACTCTAAATAGATATTACTATCAGTCGAACTATTCTTTGCAAAAAACTCGGCGTTGTTATTGACAGGTGTCATTAAAAGATTGTTATAAACTACCTCATGACGAAAACCTAAATCTCCACCCGAAAAACATACACCTATATCTTCTATATATTCATTCGTTAATTTTTCATCTAAATATTCACATTTCTTATCTATAATATTATAGAATAATTCTTCAAATACAGGAGATAAATTACATCCATATAATTTATACATAAATTTAATATAACCAGCTTCAGTTTCCATTTCTGGTATCAGAGAATCTAAATAATCTATATTAATTAGAAAAAAATTGGTTACGCAACCAAATCCGCCTGGAAGAATCATACAATTTTTACTATTTTCAGTAGAACCAAAATTTTTGAATATGGTACTCATTAAATCATAATTCTTAAAAACAACATCATACTCGCAACGTATCATGTGTTCATACCCACGACTTTTTAGCACTTTACATATCTTTTTAAGATTATACAATATAGTCCAATTTGTAAATCCGTGTGGATTATTATGTCCCTGTAAAATACAACTATTACCTGAATTATCATATAATTGATGAGACCAATTCATATGACTAAATAACGTATACTTAGACCTATCAGTAAGCAATCTGTTAGTTGAATCATATTCGAAATACTTTATATCTTCAAATTTATCAAAGCTAGGCATTTTATTAGAAATAATAAAAACGTCGTGACCTTGTTTAATAAACTTGGAAAGATTATAATCAAACCATTTTTTCTTTTCCTTGTCGCTTATAAATGCATCTATAAAAATTGCTGGTTTCTTCATAATAAAAATATTAAGATTTTGGTTTTATTGTAAAATCGCAAGGTTGTGATAAATCGAATTTAATGACTTCATTATTTTTAAACTCTGAGGATTTGATTTCAACAAAGTTTTTGCAGTTATCAAGTATTAACCAAGAAGCTGGTGAAAGTCTAAAAATATCACGATATCCTTCTGTAATATACTCTATATAGATTTCTCTTGTCTGACTAAGATTGGATATAAAAAATTGTTTGTTATCATTCACAGGTGTTATCTGCAATTTTCCATATCCTATTTTGTGTCTTAAACCCAAATCTCCATCAGATAAACACATGTCTATGTTTTCTATATGTTCATGTGATTTTTCTACATCCAAGTGATGTACTTGATCTTTAATCAAATCACGAAATATACCTTCAAATACCGGAGATAAATTGTATCCATACAAGTTATTTAGGAATTTAATATAATCATCCTCGGTTTCCATTATAGGAATTATACTATCAATATAATTTGTATCAAATAGAAAAACATTGGTGGTGACTCCTATATTACACGGCATGATCATACATTTTTTACTATTTTCAGTAGAACCAAAATCCTTGAATATAGTATCCATTAAATTATACGATTTAAAAACAACATCATATTCACACCTTATTGCGTGATCATAACCAAAACGTTTAAGTACACCTGCTATTTTTTTGAGATTGTAAAGTATACTCCAATTTGTAAACCCATGGATTTCAGATAATCCGGTAAATAACTGCGGAGGAAGACCAGCTGGATATAGATTGCTATTCATTCTAAATTTTGTGTGAAATTTATACTTAGATCTATCAGTGAGCAGTCTGTTTTCACAATCGTACTCAAAATACTTTACATCTTCAAATTTATCAAAATTAGTCATTTTATTGGAAATGATAAAAACATCAAATCCTTCTTTGATAAAATTGTTAACATTGTAATCAAACCACTTCTTCTTTTCCGTATCACCAATAAATGCGTCTATAAAAATTGCAGGCTTCTTCATAATAAAAATACATATTTTGATTATTTTTTTATATTTAATTTTAAATGTCAAACTTTTCTCACTTATTATCGAAGCACGGAGTAATGTCTAGTTTTAATATCGCTAGGAAAATAAAAACCAAGGATATCAATAAAATTAAGAATAGCATTATTGACGAATCTGATTCAGAACCAGATATTCTTAACAAATTAAATAAATTGATATTGTTAAAACAAGAAAGTCGATCTGTTGGTGACATACCCGGATTGATAATAGATAGAGAAAAATCAGACATGATGATATACTTTGAAGGACTTCCTCCTCATGTGAAAAAAACACTGGTCCAGATATCAAATTATTTTGCTGAAAAATCGGTTGAAAAGAAATTACATACACCAGAAATATTGGTGGCAATTCAACTGATATTTAATCAATTAGGCATTGAAACCCAAGACCTTCGTGACTTTAATAAAATGTTCAATGATCGTCCTCCGCAAGATGATATTGATGATGAAGAGGACGATGAAGATGAAGACGATGAATTTTAAATATCGTTTATTGTTTTAACAAACCAACTAATTTGTTCTGGGGTAACACTATAATGTAATCCAACATACAAACCATTTTCGTTAATAATATCTGCATTTGGATAATCTCCATTAACATATTTCTTAAATGCAGTTTGCTTCAATAAGTTACCACCAATAATAGGACGATATTCTATACCCTCACTTTTACAGAACTTTTTAATCTTATCAATAGTTTCCTTATTTTTTGCAATAATTGGTAAACTAAACAAATTGTCTTCATTCTTTACTTGAACCATATAAAAAGAATTTTGATCCAACAATGATGTAAATATCTCACCACAGAATTTTCTATGAAATGTGTATAAAGGTACACGTTTAAAATCCAACAAACCAATATATGCATGTATGTCACTATTTCTAAAATTATTACCAATACAATAAAAATCAAATAATGGATCTACTTGTGGATTCTTATATTTTTCTTGATTCTCTGGTGGTAAATGACGATACATACCATGATTACGAATCATATTGAATAGTTCATATTCCTTTTCATCGTTGGTAAATACAAAACCACCTTCAACACTTTGTAACATATGACCAAAATATGTACTTGTAGTTGATGTAAAGAATGAAGCAATATTTCTACCTCTAAACTTTGTAAAGGTACTTTCACAACTATCTATCATGATTCTAACCTTATACTTGGTTTTAAGATAGTTCAATCTATCAATATCAGGTGAAATACCCAATAATGCGGTGATAAAGATTGTTCCAACATCCTTATTCTCTTTAAGAATGTTTTCCACTTGATCTAGATCCATTGATAGATCGTTCAATTTAACATCTACAAAAACTGGTTCAAATCCACACTTAATAAATGGAGTAATAGATGTAGCCCAAGTTACAGCTGGAAAAACAATCTTTCTTTTGGTTTCTACTTGATCAAGATAATAAGCAAGTAAAGTATTTGCTGTTGATCCACTTGATACAAATAAAGCATATTTACTACCAACATATTTAGCCATCTTTTTCTCAAAGTTTTGAACTTGTTTTCCATATGTCCAGAAATTATTGGTGTTTAAAAAGAATCCACAAATCTTTAGTCTGTCCCAAAAAGTAAAATGATTAGTATTTAGCTTCCACATATGATATATCTATCAGATAACCAATTCGATTTATAATTTTAATTCAAATAAAATAATGTTGTATTGGTGTACGAAAATACGTATCTATAAGGATTAATATATGGAAGTTTTAAACATCAAAGACGTACAGGGTTTTATTAATAATCGCAAAGTTGTATTTATTACCGGAGTAACAGGCCAAGATGGTAGTCACTTGGTTGATTATTTACTAGAATCCACAGATCATTTCATAATTGGTGGTGCTAGAAGACTAAGTACAAAAAACCACGAAAACATCGATCATATAAAAAATGACAGATTCAAACTAGTTAACTTTGATCTAAGTGATGTACATAGTATCAATAAGATTGTACAAGATCTTAAACCGGACTATTTTGTTAATTTAGCCGCACAAACATTCGTAGGTAGTAGTTGGGACTTTCCAGCTCAAACGTGGGAGTGTAATACCACCGCTGTAATTCATATACTTGAATCTATTAGACAACATAGACCATCTTGTAGATTCTACAACGCTGGTAGCAGTGAAGAATATGGTAATGTCACATATAGTCCACAAGATGAAAATCATCCAGCCAAACCCCGTAGTCCATATGGAGCTAGTAAATCCGCATCAAGACAATTGGTTAAAGTATACAGAGAATCATACAACTTATATGCTGTACAAGGTTTATTGTTTAATCATGAAGGTACTCGTAGAGGTGAAGAATTTGTTACACGTAAAATTACAAAAGGTGTAGCTAGAATTAAAAAAGCAATACTTGAGGGTAAATCATTTGCTCCAATTGAATTGGGCAATGTTAAAGCCAAGAGAGACTGGAGTGATGCTGAAGATTTTGTAAGAGGTATTTGGTTGATGTTGAATCAAGAAAAATGTAGAGTTGATATGGATAGTAATATGCAAATTGAAGAATATGTACTATCTAGCAATGAAACACATACTATTGCGGAATTTGTTTGGTATGCTTTTAAAGCAGCTGGTATTGAAGGTGCATGGCATGGTGAAGCAGAAAGATCAGAATTTAGTATCAGCACCAAAGATGCAATTAAATATGAACCAGTTGTATCGGTCTTGGTAAAAATTAATCCAAAGTTCTATAGACCAGCCGAAGTAGATATTCTATTAGGAGATAGTACCAAAGCAAGAAGAGAATTGGGATGGAAACCACAAACAAACTTTGAAGAATTGGTAAAAAAGATGGTTGATAATGATTTAAAACAAGCCGGACTATAATTATACAATATATGAGCGACACTTATACATTGTATAATCAAACCGTAATGGATCATTTTATAAACCCACGAAATATGGGTGACATAAAAGACGCAGATGCAGTTGGTGAAGTAGGTGCAGCTGCGTGCGGTGATATCATGAAAATTAGTTTAAAAATTGATGACGTTACTGGAACTGTAACGGATGCAAGATTCAAGACATTTGGATGTGGTAGTGCTATAGCGGCCTCATCTATGGCTACTACATTAATCAAAGGTAAATCAATAGATGAACTTGAAAGATGTTTTAGTAATGATGATATTGTTACTGCGTTGGGCGGCCTCCCACCAGTAAAAATTCACTGTTCAGTTTTGGCCACCGAGGCACTTAATGCCGCGTTAGAAGATTACAAAAAAAGAAAAGGAATAAATTAAGTCATGAATAAATTCGAAACACAAACGCCAAAGCTAAACTTTAGCATCAAAGATACTCAACCAGTTGCATGTAATGATTGTAAGGGTCAAGTATTTTCAAACGGAATCATTCTTAGAAGAGTTAGTAAGATACTAGCCGGTACTGATAAGGATGCATTGATTCCAGTAACAATTCCATATTGCGTTAACTGTCTATCAGTATTAGAAGATTTGTTGCCAGAAGAATTAAAAGGTAACAACTCAAACAAAATTAGTCTCGTTTAAATCTGTTAATTAGTTGTTGTACAATATCCCCGTGATCGAAGGCCATTTGATCATGGGGTATTTCGTTTACATTGTGCCACTTTACTTCGGAAATTTCTCCATCTTGTGGTTTTAATGTATGTGGATAATTTGGTGGTAATATACATCCATATGTAACTCCAAAACCCTTTCTGATAGTACTAATAGGATGCATACCAATCAAGTTGAGTTGGTTTTTAATTGCGGACACATCTACATTGGTTTCTTCCTTTAACTCTCTAACACCACCATCCAAAGGTATTTCTCCATCATCTATATGACCGCCTGGTATACACCACTTGTTTCCCTCAAAACTATCTGGAGTTCTTAATGTTAAGAGTACTTGAAGTTTTCCTTCGTGTAGTCTAAACAACAATACATCCGATGTTTTAATCTTATTTTTCATAATTATATGATTGTTTTATTGTTTTTCGAAAATATTGTAATTTACTAATAACATCATCATCATCATAAGATGCCCATCTTTGTTTATCATCGTTATACCAGTTATGATAGATTTCCATATTGAATGGTGTGGTTAAAGTGTAATTAATTAATATATCAACACTCTCATTTAAAAACTCTCGTTCTGCTCCAAATTTACCACAGATAATTTTATTACCAATTTTTTTCGCAGTGTATGTACATAATCCAAATCCTTCACCTCTGTTCAAGGTAAAATATACATCTCCAAATTCATGTATTACATTTATTTCATCATCATTTAAATCATCAAAACAAAATATTATATCTGGTATATTATCAAAATTTTTTAATAATTCCGTAAAATTATACTTTAAAACCTCTATTTCATTTCTAGAAAACGATCTAAAAAACGTTTTTATAAATAAACATACATTGTCGTCACTTTTAAATTTTTTGCAAAACGTTCTTATAACTTGAGTTATATTTTTACGTTCATTGTACTGACTGATGTTATAGTAGATAGTTTTATTTTTTATTATGTCTTTTATTGCACCACTATCTTTTACAAATTTATTTGACTTATAAAGCAAAAATTTGTCGAAAATATTATCAACATTTATACGTTCGTTTTTACAAAATGGAAATATGTCATGATACCAGACATTTATTTTTTTATTAATCCCACTATTTTTAAATACATTTTTATTGAAAGTTGATGGTACTATAACTTCATCCACACTATTATTTATCATGTTAACCCAATCTCTGTGTAATAGAGTTGTTTCCCAAACGGTCAAACCATAAAACTTTTTATTTCTAGGAAGTGTTTGTAAAATACCATTCCACGCATCTGGAACATGATGAATAATAACACATTCATAATCTATATTTTTATTGATACACTCAAATACCAATTCTTCTTCTTTGTTACATGGTTTGTATGTAGATTTACCAAATTTATCAACACACCATTGTACCTCATATCCCGATTTTAATAGTTGATATATGTAATTTCGTGCAGCATAACTATAACCACTATAGTTATTTTGAGATATATACAAGATTTTTTTACTATTTAAAAAGTCCAACTTTTTAATTTCATGACTGAAAAGAACCTCGTAATTTTTTATTGATATTATTTTAAAAACCAAATTGCTTTGAAAGTGATTTGTTCCTCTGTTTAGTTTTGAATAGAAATTATTCTTAGGTATCATGTCTACAAGATCAACATGATGTGGGATTTTTGTAAATGGATCTTCCCACAAAAATAAAACAGGCTCATGTGTACTAGATTCGGAAACATGAATTTCTATAGAAATTGGATCATATTTAACATCAACTAATCGTATCATATAACAACTATAACTATATAATATCAGTCGTGTAGCATTATTTTATTAGACTTATGTTCTGAGACTACACCAACTTTTTTCTTCAACATACTCAATGCTGCTTTGGGATTCATTTTACCAAAATTAAATCCCAATATATTATATTGTCTACAAAACTCTTCTAGTTCTTGAACATCTCTAGGATCATATTCCATCACAGGAAAATCTTGTGGATTGTCCTGCATCTGCTTACGGCGCATCAACATTTGATATGGGTCAAATGATGGATAACTATTCATATTAAAAGTAGTAATCGAAACCAAAATACTCAGCCAAGAATCTCTTCAAGAATGCTGAGTTTCTACCTTTTAACTCTTTACCACCAGCATATCTCTTATACTGACTCTTCATACCTTCCAAGTCATTTTTTAATGCAAATTCAGTAAACTTAGGAAATTTCTTCAATGTGCCCATATTGAATACAAAGTCAACAAACATTTCTTCTTGTTGAGGAGTCAATTTAATACCACCAATCTCTTTATAAACCTGTTGTTTTGCTTTTGCTAAATCTGTCTTTAATAGAGATTCAGCTTGAGCATCTGTTATACCATTGCTAAAGTCTTCTCCTTTTTGTATTTTATGACCATATCCAATCGTATCACTACCACCCTCAAAACTTTTATGAGGAAACCATAGTTTCTTTTCAGCATTATATCCAACCTTACCTTGGTTTTCTACCTTCTTGATGTAGTCGATAAAAGATCCAGCAGATTTTTGAGCTGTTTGTGTTATAGCAGGTTGATTTGCTGGATTTATTTTTGATGCATCTACTTTACCAGACATTGCGCCAAGACCAATTGCGCCTGCAGCAACCCAATCCTTCCAACCTTCTTCAAGATCGTGAGCAATTTTAACTTCGTCAAACTTTCTACCTTGTGGACCAAAATGGTCTAGATGATGATAAACATCATCCAAATATTCACCAGCCAAGTTCAACTTAGCTTTTACCCAATCCTCCAGCTCAGAGTCTGGTTGCAACATCCCTTCTAATTCTATTGCGTCACTATTGATTTGCTTTAAAGCACCCATAGCCATGCTACTATCGAATTCTTTCAATAGTTGGGATGTAACTTCTTTATATACTTCTCTTACTGGTTTGCTTTTTGTAGCGTGGCCAGATTGTCTTAACTTTCTGGCTCTGCAATGTGCTTTCTGACTAAAACCCTTTGGATTATTACAATTGATACGTTTCTTATAGTTCATTGACCACTTTTCATCTATTTGATCATCGGAAGTACCAGCTTCCTTTTCATCACGATAAAATTTCAAGTAATCACGAATGGTTGCTACATAATCAGCGGCATGATTTAACTTAGCTTTGACCCAATCTTCTAGATTATCATTTACACTAAACATAGATTGTAGTTTTTCACTATAATCAATTAGTTTGGTGATATCACTTTGAGCCATTTCTGCATTTTCATTAATAGAATCTGGAGCCAACAATTGGTCCATCGTATTATTCTTCTGTGCCTTTTTCAAGTCCTTGGTTTGTATTGGTAACAACTCAGACGCGGAATATCTAGCTTGATCACCAGTAAACTTATAATAACGTGGTAATGTAGCGATATCCCAATCAGTATTGATAGGATCTACTATTTGCAAGAAATAATAAGACTTATCATTATACATGTCAGGTGAGGGTCTTGCTTTATCAGAGAAAAACCCTAATTGTCCTGTGTGTCTAATCTTGAAGAGAGGCATATGATTATATTATTTCTTCTTTAACTTCTTTAATGTCATTGCTAGTCTAGCACGTTGACCAACCTTACCACCCTTTTTTGCAGCAGTTGCTAACTTATCTGTTGGAATTTTTTCACCTTGTGAAACTCCTAGTTGTTTATGAAGCGCACCTTTTTTGCCTGGCTTGATTGCATTTTGAATCCACTTCTTTTTGGTTTCTTCAATTTCCTTCGATTGTTCAAATGTAATTTCACCAAGTTCGTCTTCTTGACCAGCTTCCATACTAGGTGGTAGTTGATCATTATCCATATCTTGCGCAACTGGTTGTTCAACACCACCTTCAGTATCATTTGAAGTGGCAAGTTGTGCCATCAACAAATCATGAAGTTTTTGTGCTGTTTCACGATCCAAAGTTAATTTGATATCTTGAGTCTTGGTTTCACCACCATCAGTTGAATCACCAGGCATTTCTGTTTCCATATCAGTGATATCAGCTTCTTGTTCAATTTCGTTAATTGACTCTTTGATTAGGTTTTTAATAATGTTTCTTAATTGTTCTTTTTTCATAGATTTTTTGCTTTCTGCATATCCGACAAAATCATATCCGCTTCCATAGGTTCCAACACCATCACATGAAGCGTCAGTTGGTGATGATCCATCAAACACTTGACCAACAACACTTTCATCAACATCTTCACTCATTCTCCAACCACCACCTTTACTCTTGTACCATTTAGCTGCCCATCCATTGGCATAAGCTGAATTACCTGTTATTGTTATCAAACCATTTTGATACATAACCCAAGTATTATTTTCAGTTGTTGGACACCATACATCTTCGTTTTCAACTTTTTCAAATTTAATATTTTGAACCGAATGATATTTTTTATTTCTAATAAAATTAGCAGATGTAATATAATCTCTATCATTTACTGAAACGTAGTAACCACTTAGATAAGCTGCGAGTAATCCAGCATCTAAATGATCTGAATTTTTTTGTACAAATCCAAATGTATGTCGTCCTTCTATTTTAGAAGATGTACCTTTATCCCAACCATCATATATTATTGATGCGGCTAAAAATGCTTTTCTTTGATCTGAATTCATATTAATTACATTTTCAGTCCAATTGTCAAATTTTGAAAAATCTTCTAATAAAATTTTATTTTCTGTTTTTAATTCAGCACACATTACGATCCTAGATCTTTTTGGCAAATCTTTGGTTTCAATTAATTCTGTAGTAGAATAATCATTGCCTCTTCTAACTACCCATTTATGATTAGGTGTACATTTGATTGAAAATCCGGTTGGTTTATACATTCTCATCATCTCGGCGCTTTCAAAAAAATTAAGATTTATAATTGGTTTCCACTCCAGTTCATCTTTTTCTATATTATATGTAAGAATTAACTCTCCTTTATTTAATTCTTCATATGATTTCCATCCGTTTTTTGTTAACGCTTTACTATCCAATGGTACACACGGATATACATCAAATTTTGAACGAGCGGCTGATTTAGCTCTAGCCCATAAAGCAGGATTGGTTGGCTTTGGTTTTCTTTTACCTTTGCCCTTCTTTCTTCTTTTCTTTTCGTCTAATAAAGCTTCTTCTAAACTACTAAAGACTTGTTCTTCAAGTTCTACATCAATAGTCTTATTTAAAACGGGTTCACTTCGTCTACCATCGACTTGACCATCAGAAGTTCCGCCTATTGATCCGTGCATATTTCCTTTTTTTAATCCACCTGTACCAATTCTTGCTGGATCATTCAAACTAGTAGTTGGATCGCCAACACCAGAACCAGTACCTGCTTGAAATTCCTTGGCCAATCCAGCATTAACTAATTTTGTATAATACTTAGGATCTTCGGTTAAATGATCCATAGCAATTTCTTTTGCAATATCTAAATCATTGGTATGTTCCATTTCAATCTGTATACCAATACTTAATTGGGTTGGATCAACTTGATCAGTTGTAGATTTATCTCCAACTCCGCCTGGTAATTTTACTAAATTGTTAATCATTTTTCTTTAATCCTTGTTGAAATTTTTCAAATCCTTTACCACTACCATATCCATAATCAATCATCCATCTACGACCTCTCATAACTGGACTACCAACACTTGGGTCATGAAATTTACCATCACCTATATAATTCCAACCACCCTTTAATGGTTCTGGTTTACGATATGTTGGTTTATCATTAGCAAAATTACCCATATTAATACTCTCTTCTTTGTTGTGCGTACTTTCTAGCCTTTAAAGTGGTCATAATCTCCATTAATGCTTCCTCTTTATCATCTGGGTATACACCCATCATATGGAGTTTACTATAATATTTAGGGTCTTTCTTTAGATTAGTAACAACCTTCTGTTTGGCAACTTGTTTATCTTTTAGTACAAGTTTTTTCATTTCATAGTCAATACCCATGATAATTTCATCTGGGGTAACCTTATACTTGATTTGTTCTACATCTTTTACATAATCCCATGGATCTTTACCATTATAAGGAGCAAAAGGAGAAATATTGGCTTGAGTTTGTTTGGCTGTAAGGTTGGATTTATCAACCATAGTACCAAATTTATTGAGATCTTGAACTACATCCGGACTGCTAAATGTATCCAAAACGCCTGGTTCTACAGCACCAGCAATGGCGCCACCTTGACCATAAGGTAATCCTTGCATCATTCTGTCGCCTAGGTCACCAAGTTCGTTTATTTTAGACATACTTATAAATATATAAGATAAAATTGTTTTTAAAGAAAAGATTGAATGAACTACGTATTATTATGAAAGTTATTTTAACTATATGTGACACTAGCAATACTAAGTGTTCCAAATCAAAAATTTTTGACAACTTACACAGATCGTTTAAAAATGATGAATTGTATGTTCTAGGTGATAATCTAAGTCTAGAATTAGAAAATTATATAAAGTCTTTTAATCTAACGTTTTATGAAAATAAGTTGCGGGGCAAAACTCAATATTTTATCGATAAACTTAATTTTTGCGTAAACAATTTTGATAATGATGATACGCTGTATCTTGTAGAAGACGATTATATACACACCAATGATTGTAATATATTATTGGATGAAGGATTACAACATGCCGACTATGTTACTTTATATGATCATCCGGATAAATACATGGAAGGACCAAATCCAGAAATTGTTGGTATTGGAGAACAAACTATTTTATTTAAAACCAACAATTCACACTGGAAATATACTAATTCCACAACCGGAACATTTGCTTGTAAGAAAAAGACTATTAAAGAAGATTATGATGTTTGGATAAAATTTTATAACGAATGTTCTGTAGGATGGTGGGACTATTTGTCATTTAAAGAATTAAGATCAATAAAAAATAGAAAAATTGCATCCAGTATACCTGGCAGAAGTTCACATATGCACTCCAGAGAAATGTTATCTCCATTTTTTAAATACGATTATGATTCATTTATCTAATATTACGCTTATATGTGTTACTTCAGTTAAAATTGAAGAGTCTATACAATCGTTAATTTATTGTTCAAGATTAATGAACTTTAAAGAAGTAAAATTTGTAACACACGAAGATATAGATATAGAATCCGTAAAAGTAGAAAAGTGTAGACACTTAACATCAATAGAAGCATATAGTCATTATATGATATATGATCTGTATAAACATGTTGACACGGAGTTTTGTTTAACCATTCAACACGATGGATTTATAACGAATCCACACTTATGGACGAATGACTATTTAAAATACGATTATATAGGTGCGCCTTGGAAAATAAGAGATGATTGTTATTTAGATCCCAATGGAAACCACATAAGAGTAGGAAATGGAGGGTTTAGTTTAAGAAGTCAAAAATTATTAAATACTCCAAATCATGAACATATTCCATTTTCATCTACAATGTATGGAGACTATTATAAACATTTAAATCATTTTTCATCGAATGAAGACAACATAATCTGTGTTCATAACCACGAATTGTATGAAAAATATGGTAATGTATTTGCTCCATTTGAAGTAGCATTAACATTTTCAAAAGAAACTAGCCTACCAGAGAATGAAAATTTAGATACATTTGGTGTTCACGGACATAAACTAAGTGACTTTATACACCCTCTTTTTGAAAAAACATGATTGCCATTCAAAAACATATTCACCATTGATATTATATGGATCTTTTGATAAATCGATTGGTGAATAATTACCATCCTCCACATCAGAATTGTTAACATCCGAGTAATCGTTTGTATATAAAGCATACTTGTAATTCTTAATATTCAAAATACGAAATATACTTTCTTTACTCAGATGTTGAAGTAAATCTTTACATAATATTAAATCAATATGTGTGTCATTTAAGTAATCTATCACCGATTCACTTTTAAATTTAATATTTGAAGTTCCATGTAACTGTTGGTTTTGAATTATAATGTGATCAACTATATCAATCCCTAAGTAATAAATTCCTGTAAAGTTAAAATGTTTCATTAGATTGAAATCACCACATCCTAAATCTAGGATAGATTTTATATTATACTTTTGACAAAATTCTTTTAAAAAGTCCAAATATGGTTTGGAACATTCTATACTAGATCCAGGACCACTCTCAGTACCATAGTTATCTTGCCATTTCTTATTTTTATATACGTCTGTGAATATATCTTTCATATGTATTTTTTAGCATAAAATGCGTATGTAGAATTTGAGTTTCGTATCCACTCTTCATCAATAAATTTGTGTTGTTCATCCCAACCCATGCTTTCCCACAAATGCATGACGTAATCATTTGATTTATCTGTGAATGAATGAAATATCGATTTCCAATTGGCTGGATTTGGTTGAAAGAACTTCTCCGTACTTAAAATTGTAATTAATGTGGGATTTTCGTGTGCTAATTTTTTTGGCAACACTACACTATGTTCATCCCACTTTGTTTTATCAAATGTCTTGTAATTATTATACCATATTCTGCCAAATTCAGAATTCTTTTCTGACAACATAATAGCATTACATAGTCCCCAATCATCTTGTTTACCCATTACAAACTTATTGGTCAGTAAATCATCGAAGGAATTTATACAAATTGTATCACAATCCAAATATATACCTCCAATTTCAATTAACTTTTCCAATCGTAAAATATCAGTTTTGTGCGCACAATGTTCTATTTGGTTACCAAATATTTTATCAACTGGTTCTACTTTAACGATTTCAACAATACTCTTTATGTCTTCCCAATACTTGTTGTTTTCAGGTTCATACTTACAATACAAGAAAATTTTATCTGGTTTAATTATACTATGTGCTGATTTTATGGCTATATTGTGAATTAAATGAAATGGTTTATTTCCAAAATCATCACTCAAACCAAAAACCATATGAACTATTTTAGGTATCATAATTTAAAATTTGTAAAAAATGTGTCATATTCAAACGACAACTTATAATTATTTTCAACCGCATCAATGACATCATAATACTTGGAATAATTTAAAGAACCAATTATACTTTCTAATTGATCTATATTATCAAATTGAATTATACCTCGTTTATCAAAGAAGTTTCCTATTGAAGGACATCCCCAATATATAGGAATTGTCTTGGTTCTAAAGCAATCAATAATTTTTTCAGTAAAATAATAGTCTCTTTGACAATTCTCTACAGCAATCGAAAATGCATATTGATTGAGTCCTGTTTCTTTACGATCAATATCGTTAAATCCACGACCATATAAATCAAATTTACCACGATATTTCTCTATAATTTGATGTCGTAATTCGTGTCCACCAACCCATCTTTTATTTGAACTGATCATAGATATGAGTTTATTTTTATCTAGATTTTGATAATCTACTATAGTACAATCACCATGTGATTTAAATACAAACTTGTTAGAAGACTCAATTAAACCACGATCATGTGTAAATACTTTTACAAATCTATCTTTGTTGTTGTATATTCTTTCAAAAAATCCAGAGGAAAAATATTCTAAAATTAATGGCGACTCTATAATCCAAACGTATACATTGTTGTATGACTGATCCACATCATAAAATGCAGTGTCTGTCAAAACAACTGGATCTGTTTTATTTTCTGGATATCCATATATAACATCCAAGTCAATATTTAACGATTTAAGTCTATTATTCCAATGTGATGTTGGAATGTGCGATAAATTGGGAGCATGTATATTAAGTTTCATAACCAAGATTTTTTAATTTCTTCACTATAGTTAGTATCACAAAATTGTATATCACTAAAAGAATCACATTGTGTACACATTATAGGATATACACAATGTTTTTGTATAGAGTATTTTTCTGTAAACCAGTTTAAGAAGACATCGTATATGTAATAAGTTTCGTCTGATCCAAATGCTTTTGTAAAAAACCAATCATCATTTGGATAAAAAGATATTATTTGTTCAATTAGTGTTCTTGAATAAATAATAGCATGTGTAGTACCACATTCATTTATCTTTACAACACTTTCATTTATAGGTCCTATTTGAGAGAAATATATCAAACTATTACTATTTTTATATATCTTCCGATTACACCCCAGATATAACATATCGTATGTATTATTTATATTAATATCGGTGTGTATAAATCTACAATCGTCCTCCAATATTAACACCCGATCAAATCCCGATTCATATGACTTTCTCAAAGTTTTAAGGTGGCTATGAAAACACGATATTTGCGCAAGTTTAACTTTTGATATAGTTGAATCAATTGATAACTTTGTTGCAGAGACACGTTCATAGTCAAGTATGGATATATCAGATAGATGGTTAGTTAATGAAGTCCACCGATCAATTCGTTCATCAAGATTTATAACATATATTTTATCAAACAAAGTATTATACATAACAATTATCTCCAACTAATGTTCCAATGATGTACCGCATAACTTAGTGGTGAACTTATATCGAATCGTTCGTATCTTCTATGTTTTTCATCAAACCAGTAAGGATAAAAATATTCTTTGGTAAAGAAAAAATAATCGGTATTACTCAGATATTTTAAACATATTTTGTTAAAAAACTCTGGACCTGTTATTCTATACAAGTTTTCTCCTGTGTAATAATTTTCTTGTATAGCTATATTAATACTATTTGGTATAGAATCAATAGTTTCAGTTAAAAGATCATTGTTTATCTGTGATGCAAAAAATCCTATAGCCACTTCTCCATTGTTTTGTATACCTCCCAGAAATTTAAAGTTCAAAAAATGATCTGGTATTTTTTTTAAAAATTGAAAGTCAACATCAAAATAAAAACCACCATAGTTGTTTAGAATTATATATCTAGCTATATCTGCTCTAAATGCTTCGGGTAAATCAGAAAAATAATATTTTTTTAAATTGTCTGGTATAAGGTTTTTTTGTTCAACCATATCATCGTTCCAAACAATAACTTCATAGTCACTATAATTCGATTTCCACTCATCAAGGAACTTATTAAAATGAATTGGTATTTGTTTTTTACCCAACCATATAAAATGTAATATTTTAGGTATCATCTAATTAAACTTTTAAATCTATCAATTGGTACATCTGATATTCTGGTAGATAACTGATTTGTTATATCTATATTAGGAGAATAAGAATTTAATAAATCATTGTATGAAAAATCCGTCATCACTAAATCGACTGGGTATTTACACCCAACGATTTTATCGGCTATCATTTTATATGTATTCGGATGTCTAAAAATAGTACAATTGCTTGAATGTTTAATTTTTATTTTATTCACGTATTCATTAACAGATGTAACTATATAGTTCTCTTTGTTTTTATGATATCCAAGTTGATAACTACTCAGATTTAAAAAATCCCAATCGTTTGGAAGGTTTTTATAAAATTGTAGAAATAGTTCTTCAAAGTTTTCTACAAATCGATTATCATCCTCTAATATAACAATACTATCAAATTTTTTATAATACGATTCATAAAATATAGATGTATACGCAGATTCCAAACTTTGTTCTTGTTCATTTATTTCAAAAGACCCATCGTATATTTTTTTAAAATAACTATAATTGGTTGCGATTCTTAAATCATAATTCAATCCAATAGAATTATAATATTCAACAAAATATTCATATCTTGAATTTGGTGGATCAGTTGTTACTAAAAAAACTTTGGGAAATAATCTGTTTAAAACGTGCATATATTATACATATATAATAGTCTTATGTATTATAATATTTATGTATATAATAACGGCGTTGGAATAGTAACAGATGCTATTCTGTTGAAGAATTTAATAAAAAGATATGTACATAACGATGTACAGATTATATTCTTGGATAATATCAAATCTGATTTGAATGCTGACGTAGGTATTTGGATTCAAAACTACGACATAAACTTACTACATCATCATAAAAAGAACATATTTTTTATAAATGAGGAGTGGGTTGGAACATGGGATTTAGAGAATCTTAAGTTGTTTGATCAAGTTATTTGTAAATCACAATATGCTAAAAATTTACTGAGGTCTTACAATAATGTAACTTATATTCCATTTGTGTCAAAAGACGTATATGATTCATCAATAGATCGAGCAAAAAAGTTTTTACATTTCATGGGTAGGTCTATTCAGAAAAATACAGAATTGGTTCTTAAACAAACCATTCCAATAACGATTATTGATCCATATAACCGATACAAACCATCTTCAAATTTTACTCACATAAATTCATATCAAACAAATGAGTCAATATCAAATTTGCTTAACTCTCACAATATACACATATGTTGTAGTTTGTATGAAAGTTGGGGTCATTATTTATTTGAAGCACTATCTACAGGAAACGAAATAATATGTAGTGATATACCAGTATTCAAAGAACAATTAGATCCTGATTTAGTACACTTTATTCCATCTATAAAAACAACAAATTCAGAATATCTATTTGATACCGACAATACTAACAATACATTTACTCTTAGAAATAGTTATTATGTAGACCAATCTATATTTGAATATACACTAATCAATTTTAAACCAAAAAATAAAAATAAAGAAAGAAGATTATTGTATCAACATATTATAAATGATAGTGAAACCAAATTAATTAATTTTTTTAAAAATATATGAAGTTATATTACATGTACGATGATAAATTTTCAGACATGAAAGATATGTTTGTAGAAAGTATAAAGGATAAATTTATAATTGCCGATATAAAAATAGACTCCCCAGAATTTTCAGAATCTTTGCCTGAACACTTTAAGTTCGGAGGTGGTATTAATATATGGACATCCCGTGTGAGTAACATAATAAAGGCAATTCAAAGTAGTCCATACAATCAACCATTTATTTTTTCAGACATAGATATCGTTTTTTATAAACCAATATTGCCCACATTAAATGAATTGATACGTGAAAAAGATGTTTTATTCTTAAGAGAGTTGTTTGATGGTATACACGAACCACAGGGAGGAAATATAAATTTTGGATTCAACATAATCAGACCCAACGAAAAAACATACAAATTCTTCTGCGACGTTTTGCAAAAAGTTCAAGAAACAAGAATCTGGGAACAAAAAATCATCAATGAAATTTTATATAAAACCAATAACTATGATCTCAGTTGGGACTTACTACCACCAACATTTTTATCTACATCGGTTGGTCACAATAATATAAATAAAGATATATTGTTATATCATGCAAATTGTGCTGTAACCAAGCAAGACAAATATAACTTAATAAACATAGTTAACGAAATTGTTCTTCAAACTTATGCATAGCTTGTCCAATTGATTGGTGCATATCAAAATATCTATAGCAAGCTAATCTACCGCCCAAAACGAATTGTGGATATTCTTTTTCTAAAATACCAACATAATCTTTATACAATGTATCATTAAGAATATCGTTTATAGGATAATACTTTTCCTTTCCCAATTTCCAAGAGTCTGGAAATTCTTTGGTTATGATCGTATTAGATGATTTAATTGATTCAAAGTGTTTATGCTCTATAACTCTAGTATATGGTATAGATTCGTCCGTGTGATTTATTATAGCAACTCCCTGATAGTCTTCAACGCCAAACTTTTCATGTTCAAATCTAAGACTTCTATAATTTAACGCACCAATTGAATAATTAAATAATTCATCCAAAGCGCCTGTATACACAACTTTGTGTGCTTTTGATACCCAATAATCAAGATCATTATTAAAATCAACACCCAATTCTATAGGTATATCTGATATCATTTTCTCAATCATCTGTGTATATCCACCTATAGGAACTCCTTGATAGATATCTTCATCCTTATAATAGTTGTCGTTGAAACTTAATCTTATCGGAAGACGTTTTATAATCGACGATGGTAATTCTTTCGGTTCTTTACCCCATTGTTTTTTAGTATATCCATAAATAAACGTTTTGTAAATTTCTTCACCAACTTCACTCAGTATCCATTCTTCTAAATTAGATGGGTTTTTAATTGGGACTCTTACACTAGATAATTTTTCTCCGGCTTGACTTGGAGTTGATACACCCCACATTTGGTATAATGTAAACAGGTTAATAGGAAAAGAGTAGATATTATTCTTGTATCTTACTTTGGGTCTGTTATGAAATTTATTAAATTCTGCAAATTGATTGACATAATCCCATATATGTTTGTTGGACGTATGAAATATATGCGGGCCATACATATGTACATTAATACCTTCTATATTTTCTGTATACACATTTCCACCAACATGATTTCGTTTTTCCAAAATAAGACACGATTTACCAGATAGTTTGGCAAGATTTGCAAACGTTGATCCAAATAAACCCGATCCTACTATTATATAATCATACATAACTATAATTAATCCGGTTGGTATATTGTTTAACTTTATACGACGCAAAGTTATGAGATCTAAATATATCCTCATTATAATTCATACCATTGACACCTATATGATTTACTCTGGATTCTTGAGGACTCACTATACCATAATTATCTTTACACTTTTTGACCAACTCCCAATCAAATGATGTGATTTTATCCCAGTGTTTAAGAACATTGTTCCACACATGTTTTGTCGCTAAAAATCCCCACGGCGTAAAATAATCCATATCTCCTTTCATAAAGCTTTTAACTTGTATTAAATCAGATCTAGTTGAAACATCATCTATCAAATTATCTTTATTTAGATAACAGAATATATTATTATCATTATAATTTTTAGAATTTACATAAAAATTTGTTATATCATATAGATCATTAGACATTTCCACATCATCTTCAAGATATATAACATGATCTAGTTTTAGATGTTCAAAACAATAATTTAAACAATTATATTGATTTAGATATGTTTTAAAATCATATGAATTTACATGAATATCAACATTATTGTATTTTTTTAAATCATTTATCAAATCACGATCTAGTATAGTGTTTTCGTAGAAAAAAATAAAGCGTATTTTATCAAAATCGTTTTGTTTTTTACATGATTCAATAAACTTTTGATGATATTCTACTCTATGTAATTGTCCTAAATATACAGGAGAAACAATTGATATCATATACTTTTTTTGATTACAAAGCTAATACATCCGTCTAGAGCAATAGCATGTATTTTCTGATTGTACTTTGTACAAAATTCATATACGGCTTTATCCACATCAAAGTTGAAATTAGAACTTTTACATTTTTCAGAAATGATAGAAAAATCATGGCCACATATATATCCATCATTTTTACATTTACTAAATGAAACCTCTAATTCACGTAACGTTTGTTCGTATGTGTGTGTTGTATCAATGTAGATAAAATCAAAATAATCGTCGTCACACGACTTCATAAAAGAAACAGAGTCAGTTTTAGATATTATAACATTATTAGAATTTGAAAATTGTTCTGTAAGATTATTAAAACACTCAATATTATCGTATGACCAGTATACGTTATTTCCGTCTTCATCTCCACATGGCATAGGTTCATTCCATAAATCAACTAAATACAACTTTTTTGGATTTTGATTATATATGTGTTGTGCAAAACCTCCATATAGTACTCCCATTTCAACACATACAGATTTTTCTGTTACTAAATCTTTTACAAGTTCAATTCTAGTTTGATATATTCTCATAATTAAAAATTTCTGGCCAGATACGTTCATATGACCAAGGAGACGTTTCAATGTATTCATTGAATACAAAATAGCAATATTTCCACCAATCTAAAGATTTATTGAGTATAAACTTTTTTGGTACAATATATTGAGCTCCTGGCGAAAATGTGAATGTTTTAGTATTATCAAATTTTTTATTAAATAACTTTTCACATATATCTAACAATGGTAATGGTATTGATCCTGGTCCACCTTGATAATCTTTTGTCAACGGACCCCAATTAGAACATAACCACTTAACATCATTGTCATTGTTGATATTATTCACTTTATCAACCACATCATGACAATGATCAAATGGATCACCTTGTAGAAAGACAATAATATCGTCTAAACTATAATAGTTATTAATTATATAATATAAATATGTATCTGCCTCACGGCCAACATTTGGCAAAATATGGAAAGAATACTTTAAATTTGTATAACCCTTACTATAAATTATATGATCGGCATTAATTTTATCCAACCACGATAGATCTTCATTATAATGTGCAACAACAATTTTCATTCAAGAATCATAGCGGATTTATATTTTTTATAGAAAGCGTCTTTAGTTAAGTCATCCGATCTAAATGAAGATGCATAAATTATGTGTTCTGTTGGAACATATGTTTTGAAATGTGGATAAACATTATCATTTAAAAACCAATCCAATGGATATATACATTTTTCTAATGCATTCTTAACATGATCTACCACATGATGTTTATATCCAACTATATGAGTACCACAAATTCTTTCATCTCTGTCTATTTTATAATAAAGTTGATTTGGATTAATTTTTAAAGATGTATATTCATGATAACCCAAATTAACAATATCCCAATCAGATGGTAGTTTAATAAAGAAATTTTCCAGCATATTGGAATAATTATTACTAAAAAAGACATCATCCTCCATAATACAAAAAGTTTCGGATTTTAGATATGATTCTTTTAAAAATATAGATTCCGTCACACTTATATGACTTTGTGTAACCTCGTTACAATGCGTTTTTGTGTAGTCAGGATTAAAGTACTTTTTTTTTGGTGCTATCACTACTTCCAAGTCTATATTTTCTTTTTTTAAAATTAACATCAACTCATCTAACCTGTTTTGAGTTGCATATGATGAAATTATATATACCTTATTAAAATGTTTATTTAAGATGTTCATATTAATATAAATGGTTCATTTTTGATTTTATCAATAAATGTGTGTTTATCAATTTTAATATTAACAGCGCTACAATCATTCAATCCACTATAAATATTTATAATACCATTATAAGTTGTTACATTCATAGGAAATATAACTTCATATTTAACAACTTCACACAATTCGGTTTTTCTCCAATTCCATAAGTCATTTAAAACTACGTTGTCACTATACTCTCTGTTGGATTCAAATAGTGGATTAATTGCATAAGCAAATGGAGATAAATCATCATTTAAACGTAACAATCCAATGAAGTATTTAAAATGAAGACGGCTAAACCATACATAACTATGGAACAATAAATACTTAATGCCATCTACTTCAAACACATTTGTACTCAAACCTGGATTACCATATTTTTCAATCCATGGTTGTAAATTAATTTGTTTCTTATAAATAATATTTTCATTACTATCCATAATTGTATATGGATTTACATGATAAATAATTTTATCTTTATAAAACTGCCAATGTTTTTCAAAATGTGCATTTTGTGTTTTAAAGTGAGTTAACTCTTTTGTGGTTAAATTATATCTTTTATACTCCACATTCACTATTTTTTCAATATCATTCTTATCTCGTTTACAACAACATACACTTATCTCATTGTTATTTATAAATCTAGCATCTTCATAAGACCATAAAAAGTTTTCATCTGTATAGTGTTGTAATAAAACATTGTCTTGATCATCTACTATATCGCTTACAAGAATCTTATTATCAAATATAGACTCTCTACGAAATATAGTTTTGGTCACACGTATTGTTTTATGAATGTTACCTCGGATTTGTGTGACATCACCCTCAAAGTGTGATGGATTAAAATAATTATTTAAACCATTAAACTTTTTTAATATCTCTATGTCTAAATTTTTTAAGTCAAATATCATAATAATTTAGATAAAAATTGTCTAAATCTTTGTTCTTCAACATCATAGTTTACTAGCTCTAAAAACCTATTTCTTAACTTTTCTCCATATTTAATTGTATTTTCAGGCAGTAACCAATCTCTTATCTTATTAATATTTAATTCTAAATCATTGGATTCTATATCAATGCATGTAACATCGGGTTCAAATAATTGTAAAGCTACACCACCAAAAAATCTATGTTGGCTCATGTTTGTAATTATTGGTCTACCAGAATAACACCATCCCATATTTGAATGACCCAATCCGCCTAATGGCTTCAAACTCCATCCAATATTAGATTCAATCATTTTTGATGAAACTCCGAATGTTCCATCCAAAATACCATCAGGAGAATTTATTCCGTAATATTTAAAATTACAATCTGTCATCTGATTTTTGTACAAATTATAAGTTTCTATATCTGGAGCTAAATTAACTACACTATATATGTTCTTCGTGGAAGAATTTATCGGAGTAAACTTGTATAAATTTGTATCAATTTCTTGATGTATTAAAACAGCATTTTGATATGGATAGGGCTTATACGTTACCGAATGGAATACATTTTTTACTTCAGTCTTTTGTCCAACATTACCAAGTTGTGCTATATGTTTAGCAGTTGGTTGATATTTATCTTTTAAAGTTTGAAATGTGTGATCGTGTTCTTGTACTGTCGAAATTATCAGATCAAATTTTAAATTTTTAAATGTTTCTAATGTTATTGCTTTTTGATAATAATCATGTATAGGTTCGTACACATAGTAAATATCATTTTTACAAGAAACACTATAGTTTCCACATCGTGGATGGTATCGATCTGGATGTTCGATATCAATATTTAAAAATTGTTTAACAATTGATATATCATGATTATAAGGTTTGGCTATTTGCCAATAACCTTCATTAAACCAATCCATACCAGCCGGTCTATATAATTCAAAACCCAATCTTTTCTCTAATAATAAATGTAGAGAATAATATAAATCACTATGATGTAGATCTACAAAAACTTTCATGATATTTTCCTTATGTGTCTGGCGGGATTTCCATACGCAAGATAGTTGTCTTTTATATTTTTTGTAACAACCGATCCCGCTCCAATCATACAATTTTCTCCTAATATAACATCACATACGATAGTTGAATTAGCACAAACACTACTACCTTTTTTAATTAGAGTTTTTTTGAATCTATCTGACCAATCTCCCATCGCACGTGGAAAATTGTCATTTGTAGTGATTACATTTGGTCCTATAAATACATTATCCTCAATTTCCACCCCTTCGTAAATTAAACTATGATTTTGTATTTTACAATTATTTCCAATTTTAACATTTGGACCTATATACACCCCTTCTCCAATTGTACAATTTTCACCAATAATAGCATTTTTACAAATGTGAGTATAAGACCATATTTTAGTATGTTGACCAATATTACCTAAATCGGTATCTATTATAGCAGTTGGATGAATTTTAATCATAAACTATTGAAAAAGTCTTTCCAGAGATACATATTTCGTTCAGCCGAAAACAACTTTTTTCCTAATGATATTTCTTTAATCGACATCTCTTCGTTTAGTTTTCTATCATCAAGTATCACTTGTAACTTATTTTTAATATCAGTGAGATCATCTCCATAAAATCCTCCAATTTCATCTAATATATAAGGTACCTCAAATGGATATTTTGATACAATTGATTGTGAGAGGTTTTTTCCCATAGAAACAATTGGTATGCCTGTCATCAAGGCTTCTACAAAACTAAGTGTATATTGTGCTGGAAATGTACCTGTAAAGAAATAACAGGAATTAGTAGCCAATTGTATTAACTGATCTTCATAACTTAATCTACCACCCCAAAACTTGTATTCATCATTTGCTGGTCCAAAAATTGTAAATGGAAGTTCCTTTGATAAACCCTCTATTAGTTCAGCTCCACACCAAGATCCTCGTTGTTTAACACTTTGACCAAATGTTATTACTTGATCGTGTAATATGTTTCTTGGTTTAAAATCACATTCATATTTTAAAAATCGTATAATACCATCTTCACCAGCATAGTTTTCAATTTCCCGTTCCATCGGAGAACAACGTAAAACCTTCAAACCCTGATTTACATATTTCTGTATATGTAATTCTGTACCTCCCAAGTTTAGGAATGTTCTTAATACAACAATTTTATTTTTTATAATTGGCCAATTAATATCTAACCATTCTAGATTATGCATCACATAAATAATGTCATAGTCATCAACAACTTCTTTAGTTAAAGTATAAGAACACTTTTCTAAAGGAATTCTTTTACTCTTATTAGTTTCAAATAATTTATTAATCTTATGTTCTCTATCTTTATTTGAATCAATCATTAATGGAGGCCTAGTATCTACGTGTGGAGATTTAGGGTTTATATAACCTCCTACCGATGTAACGTCATAACCTAAATCATTTAGTATTCTTAATTCGTCGTATTCCAATACAGCATGACATGATAAATATAATATTTTCATAGACTAATATAGTGTAAATTTTTATTTTGTTTTTTGAATTGCTTTTTTATAGTCAGACCACACAACTTTAGAATATTCTGAAAAAATATGAATAAATGTATCGATGGCGGGTCTTGGTGTTATAAGAGAACCATTTCCCCACCAATAGTCATCAAAAATCATTAAACCTTGTTCTTTTAAAATATACCAACTTAATACACAATCTGTTAAAACAAATGGAGCTGTGTGATTTCCATCAATATAGATTAGATCATATTTTTTATTTTCAAGAATCAATTCTGGTATTAATTTGTGAGAAAATCCCTCTTTTACTATAACTTTGCTTTCACAGCCGGATTCTGATATGTTATATAAAAAAGTATTTTTATGTGATTTGAAATTCAATTCAGCATCATCGGTGTTATAACTATTAAAACTATCAGAATTTTGTGAATAGCTAGTCCACGGATCTATACATGTAATTGTTGATTTTGGATTTTGTAATAAATTATCCAAAAACCAAGTGGTGGATCTACCCTCAAACGCTCCGATTTCTAATACATGTAATTCAGATTCTCTATCAAATTTAATAATTTGTTTTAAGTCATCGCCATTTCCAAACCAATCCGTTGTGTAATTATAGTTTTTCATCTTTGTAAACTTGTCATATCAAAAAATTAAATCCTCTTCTACTTTTATACCAACTAACATAACACCTAATGATCGTGCGTCATTATTAACTTCATACGGAAGTTCCAGTTTAAACTTAAACTCAGTTTTACCACTCATCTTGATTTTTACCACATTCAAACATTCAGTATTCAAATCAATAGACTTATCTTCATATATCAACTTATTCTTGATGTTTGACATTATACTAAGTGTAATATATTCAATATTATTCACAACTCCACTAAATTCTTGTGCAGTCCACATCCATTTGGTAAGTCGATCATTTTCAATTGAATAAACTCCATCAACCAACTTAAATTGCTTCTCTGTATTATCCAATGTATTATAACTTATCTTCATAACATTTTTTCATTAACTCATAAGCGTGGTCCAAATCAGGATATGCCCACTCTTGATCACTAGAATAATTAGTACTAAATGACTCCATTCCACTTACTTTATTTAGTTTATAATTAACCAATCCCTTGTAATCTTTACCAAGAAATTCAACAGGAGCACTATAGCCAGTTGTTACCACCATATTACCATGATGATGTGCATCAAATATAGTCAATCCAAATCCCTCGCCTTTATTCAAACTTACATAACAATCACAAAAACTATGAAGTGATAATATTTCTCTATTACTTAGATTGTTCAATATCAGGAAGATATTCTCAGACAATTTACCGGTCAACTTTCTTATAGTGTCAATACAATACACTAAACTAGTATCGTCATATGTTCTATAATGTAATTTTAAAACAAGTTGGGTATCTGGATATGCATCGTTTAACTTATCAAACACCTTTACCAAGTCTTCTATACCTTTTCTAAAATTAAGTTCTCCTATACTATAGTATGTATATTTGTCTGAAGGAATAGTCTTTCCAAAGCAATCTTTGATGGTTATATCACTCTTATTAAATCTTGGTTGCGGATGCCATACATGAGGTACAACTTTAATATCAGATTTAACCCCACTATTAATAAAACACTCTTTATTAAAATAAGATGGCACCCATACTTCCGGTGTCAAGTTAATCTTGTTAACCCAATTGGTTGGTAGTTTATTTGTTTCCCAAGTACAATATCCGACATATCTACCATCACTCTTAATATATCTATCCCAAATATCGGGTGTGCTATGTACTATCGTTAAATCAACATTGTCCAACTTTTTGTCAACAACTGACTCTGCCAATACATCCACATAGTAATTATTGTCGTTCTTACTATTGTCAAATTTGAGTGGTTTCCAAGATATGTTAACCCCCTTCAAAACATAGTCGGCAATATAACCTTTTGCTGCAGATGCATATCCACACGTACCATATTGACCAATATAAACCAATCCTTTATCTTTAATACTAAAGCTAGAATTTGTAATTTTCAATACATTTGATGTCTTTGTATAAAAATCCTTAAATGGAAAGTTGTTATCAAAATAAACTATTACATTATAAAAACACTTGTACGTATCAAAATAACTCAATAGCTTATTGACAATTAATGTATTAAAACGTTTTTTATCATAAGTTGAGTTTATAAACATCAATATTCCACTTTTATAAGACTCAAATATCAATCGTAAGGTCATATGTGATAAATGATCTAAATCATCGACCACAAATATATTTTCTTGACTATACTCTTCCTTTTCTACAGAAAAGCGTTGTTCCGCTAATAAAACAAAAGAATTCCCGTTTTTGGCGAGAATTCTTTGTACATTGTCAGATGAATGTTTTGTTACTATCATTTACTTATAACTTTTATCAGTTTTGCGATACAAGCCATAAACGTAATTTCTTTGTCTACAACCATCGCACTCTGATAAATACTCTCTGATACTTCTATAATAACATTTATTTCCTTACCCGGCACAAATTCTTCAGCACGATCATATAACTCAGTATATAGTTCTTCAAACATCTTAATACCAGAATCATTTACCATCTGACGAATCTCATTAAATGATTTCGGATTATTTTTACAATTCTTAAGAGAAAGAATTAATTTATTCTTAAGATCATGATTAGCACTCTGTGTTGCAACCAACTTCAAAATACCACTAGTACTACTTTGTTGTAAGAAATTTACAATCTTACGTACATCTGGATACAAGTCCTTTGTAACACTTGCAATATCAGGCATCGTATACTTGATACTTTCACTATCCAAGATAGTCTTGACATAAACCGCTACATCTTTCATTGCAGGTGGTTCTAGTCTAAACACTTGACTGCGACTAATTAGAGGAGCAATAATCTTCTCAACATAGTTACAGGTCAGAATGAACCTAGTATTCTTACTATAGGTCTCCATTAAGTTACGAAGTGATGCTTGAGAGTTGGTTGACATATAATCAGCCTCATCCAAAATAACCACTTTGAGTTCATGAAAACCCATTGAAGAAGCAAATGGCTTGATCTTATCACGAACGAAGTCTACACCAGTATTGTCAGATGCGTTAACATACATAACATCACATGGAATATTCTTGGTCAGAATCTTAGCTAGAGTTGTTTTACCAGTACCAGCACTACCATGAAACAATAGATGTGGAATATCCTTGCGAGAAATAAAATCTTTTACGATATCACGCAACTGATCATTACAGATATAGTTATCAATTACATCTGGACGATACTTTTCAGCCCAAAGTGAATGATTACTTTTTTCTACAACTTCTTCTGTAAAGAAACTCATAAGTTATTAAGCTACGTTCTTGATTTCCAATAGATAGTAATTGCTGTTGAATGACTCATTATCAAATTCAATATGAGCAATACCAGCGTCACTAACCTTCAATACAGCATTCTCACAATCACTATTACTTGTCAAGATCTCTTTTAGATACTTAGCATTATAATGTAGAGTCTTACCAAGACTATCTTTACCTTCTACTGGCTTGATATCAAGATTAATACGATTACTATTGGTATTACTAAATCCCAAAATCATCTTGATCTTACCTTTCTTGTCCTTGGTTAGAGTCAAAATATCTACTTCAGTCAAAGCACTCTTGGCCTTTACGAATGTAGAAACAAACTCTTTGGTCAATGCAATTTCCAAATTAAAGACGGGCATCTTCTTCAATGTTGGAACTGGAGGAATAACACTTAGATCTGCGGTAACATATTGTACCTCAGTACCTTCACTGGTTAGTGTAATTGATGTAATCTTATCATTGGTTGTGTTTGTAGTAATTTCTACTTCATCTCCCAATACACCCAACATCTTCTTGAGCTTAGCTGTGTCATTTACACCAAACTCAATGTCTGACAACTTAGCAGCATCCTTTAAAGTAACGAATGCCAAGATATTCTTGTCATCGCTAGTTGATGATGTCTTGATTTGATTGTCAGCAGACACTACTGACCACTTTACGCTTTCGATTAACCCGTTTAGGGAATACTTGTCTGTGAATGAATTAATTAGTTGTTTTTTCATAACTTATCTATAATACTATACCGATTTGTTTTTGTCAAATTGTTTCAAAGAATTCCGATGGAACCTCACTGATATATTTCTGTTTAATACACGGCATCAATCCTGACTCGGATATTGTATACAAATCATCTGGAGAAATATAGAAATATTCGATTCTATAGTCTGCATACGCAACACTTCTCATTTGATAGTATACTTTAACACTGGATATGCCGGTGGTTCTGAACTCAATATAATAAACCTTTGGATCACTTAATCTATATAACTGATTTTTAGGTATATACAAATTATTTAATTGTATTTCATCTTTGCTAAATTCAACATATGGTCCTCTCTGACCAATAACCACACGTTGATATTTCTTAGAAATCAAAGTTAAATCCTTTGTATATAAAGGAAACTTTCCACTTGTAGTTGGAATATTTAATAAATCTTCGTATTTTTTCATAACAATTTAAAAGCTAAAAAACTCGTTTAAGGTAACATCTGACTGACTTGGATATGACCAGTTCAAAATATTGTAAAAGTCCAATAGTTTACCCTTGAGTTCTTGTTCGTACATAGCATTTCTATCTACATACACATTAATGAAGTCCATGATCTTATCTGGATCAGTACCATCTGCCTTCATAGCAATACATTCACATCCAAACTCATTTTGTTTAATATATACCCATTTAATCTTTTGTCCATGAAAAATTGGAGGAACAACCTTGTCAAGTTCCCAATGCTTTAATAGATCATTGTAAAACAAAGCGGCTTTTGCCTGAGCTGTTGTACCTTTGATATACTTGAACTTATTACGAGTCTTTGGATTATAATCAGTCTTTGATTCACCACCACTCTTGAACTTAACGCTAGTATTCTTAGCAATTTCAATGACTGGAGAATTCTTCAAATTATCATCCAAGAACTTTAGAATATTTTCATCAATGATTTCCTTGGAAGTTTTACGAAGAATATCATCCAAGAATTTTTCCATGAACTTACGAAACTGAATTGGAAATGATGTACGAACTACGTCAATACCTTTTACTTCCATTTCATCACACACGATACCACCCTTGTTGATGATAAACTGAGCATAACGTTTCTTAGCCAACCAAAAACCAGTCTTGGCAATAACTTCTTGTTTTGCATCAAAACGATGTTTCTGAATGTTAAACATTCTGTCTGCCATAATATCAAAGGTTTTGTTAACATGAGACTGAGCCTCACCACAAACCTTTAGAATAGCATCAGTCATTGCTTTTTCATCATTGATATTAATCTCTGGCATCGTCTTTTGAATGATAGGTAAAGCGCTAGCAAAACAAGAGTCGGTATCAACATAAATAACATGATCATTATTTTCACTTTCATTTAGTACACGTTTATAGTACTGATTGATTGCTTTATTGGCTGTTTTGATAATATCTTGACCAGTTATGGTAACAGCACTCGCGTTATCCTTATCATAAAATCTAAAGATCGGTAACCCCAATACACCATAGATTGAATTAAGTAGAACCTTTTGTACTTTTTGACGTTGTTCATAAAACTCATACATTTCCCATTCTTTTACATCCGCATGTTTCTTAGCCAATTTACGCATTTCTTTACGTTCATCGAACCACTTCACTAGAATCTCTGGAATAACTCCATCAACATCTTTGTGATATAATACACCATTACTAGCAATACTTAGTCTAGACTCATTAACCAACTTTTTGAATTCATCATTACTATACACACTACCACCAATGTGATAATTGGAGATACGATTTTGTGTAAACATCTTCGCATTATATTGATTCAATCGTTGTTCAATATAACTATCCAACGGTGTTTGTTTCTGAGTACTATCACTCAGATTATTATAATCTTCAACCAATTCATCTCGTCTTTCTTTTAGAAAAGATTCATCAAAATCAATCTTATCAATAACAGCTACTTTAGTCTCTGGACTGATGTTAAGTGAGATGATGATATTCGGATACATTGATGTAAGATCCAAATCAAACACCCAATCATAACGGCCAGGAATAGGAGATTTAACATATGCACCTTCAAATCCCTCTTCTCCGTCTTCTTTTTGACTTTCATATTCTTCATTACCATCTATGGGTTTGTTTTTAGCTACTTGCCCCTTACGGCGTAGATACATAAGAATAGCACCCTCAATGAATCGTGAACTCTTTGGGTAACAATCATATGGTACATGTCCTTTGTGACAAATAGCTCTAGCTAGTTCAATAAATTGTTTCTTCTTTTCTAACGCTACAATAATTTTAACGTCGTTCAAGTTATATTCAAGATACTTGTTAATATCTTGTTTATACAAATCATCAAGACTACCACGATAGGCAATCTTCTCCATACCAACAACTTTCTTACCAATAGCTCCTAGAGCATAACTAGCCTCTTGTTTGATGTTTAGCTTCTTGTAAAGATCCATATAATCAATATGAGTTACACCAGCGATTACGAGTTTTTTACTCCAATCATTGATATAAGTCACACCAATAGGACTCATACGTTTGGCTTGTGATTGACCAATTATGTTCTTCATTCGACGATACAAATAAGGCATATCGAATTGATCACTATTCCAACCAGTTACAATAGTTGGTTGGATTTCTTCCCACTTGGTAACAAAATGAGACAACAGACTTTCTTCGTCTGTAAAACTACGAACATCAACGTTGTCTTGAGAGAAATCTTGAAGTTTATTGTCCCGATCTAAAATAAATGCTGTGTATCTTTCAATGGCACTATCGTATATGGCGATTGCTGTGATTTCTTTATCAGCCGTTTCGACATTCGGAAAGCCACCTTCCGAGCTAGTTTCGATATCAAGGTACAAAACTCGGTGCCCAACAGAGAGATCATCGGTGTCTTCATATGCATCTATAAGTATACGAGTTTCGATGGGAACATCCGATTCAAATAAAGATGGATCTCTTGGATTAAAGGAATAAACCTTCTCCAATTCATCTCCAAAAATACTCTTATACTTACCACCCTTACGCTTTCTATAAGCATAAGGTCTAAACACAAAGTTAGTATAACCCTGTTTATCATCCCAAAGATGACAGGTATTTGTTTTTTTATCGAAAAAGATATTCTGATACATACCCAGTTATCTTACAGTCAACTTGCTCACAAGTCCATCATAAACTTGCTGATGTTCGGCTTTAACGTGAACTTTACATTGATTCAACCGATTCATCAACTTTTTGTGGTTAATTGATGTGAATAATACAGGTTCTAATTCTATTTCTTTTAATATTGGGGGATTTACTTTATTTATACAAAACCACAACATTGATAATTCATCTTCAGTCAAAGATTTTAATTGGTCTATCGTCATAACCTCTATATATATGACAAAGAGTTTTATGAAAAATGACGAAGTTAAAAATGTTGTAGAGCATTGTCTATCTCCTGTAATAATCAACAGAAATTATATTCAACAGGTAAAAGAAGAATTTACAATGTTATCATATTTCTTACATTCATTCAAACCACACAATATACTTGAAATAGGATGTAAAGGCGGAACATTCTATATGTTCAACAAATTCTCCACAGGAAAAAAGGTGGGTGTAGATATTGACGATCAATATCAATTCAATATACATCTTTACATGTATAACGAAGATTTTGTTTTTATTAAAGCCAATTCACATTTAGAAGAAACATATCAAAAAGTTAAAAATACATGTGATTCATATGATTTTATATTCATAGATGGAGATCATACCTATGATGGTGTAAAACGTGATTTTGAACTATATAAAAGTTTATTAAGTCCCAGAGGTTATATTGGATTCCATGATATAGATCCAAATCACGTATTTAAACAAGCCGCCAATGTACAAGTAGATCAATTCTGGAAAGAATTAAACTATGGAAGTAAAACTGAGATAATTTGTCAACGATCTAATGCACATTACTACATGGGTTCTGAAAGAGAACACTATGGTGGTATTGGTTTATGGCAACCCTAACTTAACACCAAAAATATTTGATCCATAATTAATAAAGATTGTATCTTTTAATTTACGTTGAAGGTTTTCAATCTCTTTGATGTGTACTTGTTTTTCTTCATCTTCCACTTCCTTAACACTGAATGAATTACCAGATGTACTAATTGTACTTTCTCTTGGACTTAATGCTACGTGTGGAGTAATAACCAAATAATCTCCCTCTTTCAAATCCTTCTTCTTTTTAGACTTGTTATCATAAACGATAGCCTTGCCCTCCACAACATATACATGGGTATACTTTTCACCAGCCTTAATGAATAGTTTAGCCTTATCATATGCAATATTTCCTACACCTGTACCAATAGTACTTGATTTGTCTGATTCAGATACCACATACAATTGACCCAATAAAGAAAAGCTAAATGATGAATCTTTTACTTTAACTACATGTGGTACACTAGAATCATTAGCATATGTAATAACGTCACCATTAAAATAAACAGCACTGCCTTCTGATTGTGTAAAAGCAATACGATGTGGTACCATGTAACTCACCACACCATTTGTTTCGGTCTTTATACTCAAACCATTGGTCAATGAAAATGTTATACCTGTTACAGCAACCTTATCATTTAACTTATTGTCAACAACTTCTGATACACCCACATTACCACTAAAATCATATAACATAACGTTATTTGCAAGAAGTGAAAGTGAACTTAATAAAATTAATAATACTTTTTTCATATGTTAATAAATAGTTGTTATAAATTGACGAATGTTACTTATGGTATACTATAGAATCTATGGAAGTACAAGAAATAAAAAAGAATCGGGTCAGTTTCAGTCAGTATTCAACTTACTTGAAATGTCCACATAAATGGTATCTTGACTATGCGAAGAACTTGCGTATCAAGGACGATAGCATCCACACCACCTTTGGTACCGCAATTCATCATGCTTTTCAAACATATTTGACTTCCCTATACAATGAAGGTGTAGGTATTGCAGATGCATTGGATGTCAAGAAATTGTTCTTGGATAAATTCAATGAGGAAATTAAAAAGGTAAAAGATCTAAAAGAAGATGATGTGACTGAATTCATATTTGATGGTCATGATATCATTGATACCTTTTGTAAGTCTGCAAATAGATTAAAACACTTTCCCACCAAAGATTATGACCTAGTAGGTATTGAAATTCCACTGGAGATTCCAATCAAAAATAATGTAAACTTCGTTGGATTCGTAGATATTATCCTCAAAGAAAAGAACCGAGAGTATTTCAAAATTATTGACTTCAAAACAAGTAGTAGTGGTTGGAATAGTTACATGAAGGAAGATGAAAGCAAAATCGCTCAGCTTCATTTATACAAAAGCGTTTATAGTAAAAAATTCAATGTACCTCTAAATAGCATTGAGGTTGAATTCTTCATCGTTAAACGCAAACTTTATGAAAACGTTAGCTTTCCACAAAGCAGAATTCAAATATTCAGACCACCATCCGGTCCCACTTCTATCAAAGAATCTATCAATAACTTCATTGAATTCTTAAATCACGGTTTCAAAGAAGATGGTACATATAACTTAGAAAATCAATACATTAAGATTCCAGGTAACGGAAAAAAGAATTGTAAGTACTGCACCCATTACAAAAAACTATGTGATGGCAAAGCTAGCAAATAAAAATAGCACATTTGTGAATATATACATATGTATATATGTAAATATGTTATGGATCAATTTGTTACAACAGTAAAACTAGACAATGAGTTGTACTCACAATTCAAAGAAATCAACGTCAGAAGCAAAATATCTTTTCAAGACTTTGTAAATAAATGTCTTGAACGATACATTGACGATGCTAACTTTAGAAACGCAATCAGTGAAAGTGTTGTGCAAAAGCTAAGCTTCAATAAGCCATTTCAACTTTCAAACTCCAAGGATAAATAATGAAAAAAAAGATACTATTATTGAGTGACGATCTAAGAATGCATAGTGGTGTAGCCACCATGAGCAGAGAATTAGTTTTAGGTACACTTCACCACTACGATTGGGTTCAAATCGCAGGAGCAATCAAACACCCAGAACAAGGTAAGGTTATTGACATGAAAGAAGCATGCGATAAACTAAATGGTCGTAATGACAATTATCTAAGACTATATCCAGCCGATGGTTATGGTAACGAAGAATTGTTGTTTCAACTAATTGCTCATGAAAAGCCAGATGCAATTATGCACTTCACAGACCCACGTTTCTGGGGTTGGTTGTATAACATTGAACATCAAATTCGTGCCAAGATTCCACTAACATATCTAGACATTTGGGACGATCTACCATACCCAATGTGGAACAAACCATTCTACAAGTGTTGTGATGCATTGTTTGCAATTAGTAGACAAACTGATAATATCAACAAATGGGTACTAGGACCAGAAAATTGTACCAGTATCTATGGTGATTTTGACAACAACGGAAACATTATTAAAGGATAATTTATGCCAGTAAAAGGAAAACATTTATTACATCTAGTACCACATGGTATCAATAGTGACGAATTCAAAGCACTTGATAGCAAACATCAATCTATTGTTAAGTTGAAGAAAGAATATTTCAAAGATAAGGAATATAACTTCGTAGTTGGATTCAACAGCAGAAATGCTCACCGCAAACATCCTGCCAATCTAATTCTAGCATTTAAAGCATTTTGTTCTACATTAACCAAAGAAGAAGCTGCTAAATGTGCATTATTACTTCATACAGATGAAGTTTGTGAAGCTGGTACTGACCTACCAGCTACTACAAAAGCAATTGCTCCAGAATGCAATGTTATTTTTGATGATAGTCGAAAGACTCCCGAAGAAATGGTTGCTTTCTATAACATCTGTGATGTTATAGCAAATGTAAGTTCCAATGAAGGATTTGGTCTTAGTATCGCAGAATCATTGATGTGTGAAACTCCAGTTATTGCTGCCGTCACCGGTGGTCTACAAGATCAATTGGGTATTACAGATGATAATGGTAATCCAATTGAATTCAATCGTGACTTTGGTACAAATTGTACTGGACGATATAAGAACCATGGCAAGTGGGCTAAGCCAGTCTGGACCAAGGTGCATAATGTGCAAGGTAGTCCTCCTACACCATACATCTTGGATGACATGACCAATTATAGTGATATTGCAGATGCTATTATGTATTGGTATTTGGCTGGCTCTCAAAAGCGTGAAGAGTGTGGTAAAGAAGGTCGTCGTTGGGCAATGAATGAAGGTGGTATTAATTCAAAGAATATGTGCGATCAGTTTATCAAAGCCATGGACTTTACATTAAATAACTTTAAGCCTGTTAATAAGTTTGACTTGTTTACATTCGACGGATACAATACTAAGTCATTGCCAGACAATGCTTTAGGATTTGATTTACACAAAATTGACGTTGATAAAATCAAAAAAGAGGTGTCCAGTCTATGAAAATTCAAGTACTTAAAAACGAAATCTATCAAGACGTAGAAGATCTACCAAAGAAGGGTACAGATCGTGCTACTGGTTATGATATAGTTGCTACAAGTGAACCCGAGATTGTTGGTGAAACAAAAGATAATATCACATATACCAGAGTAGATTATATTCAATATAAGACTAACCTTAAACTAGCCGTTCAAAAAGAACGTGAGTTTAGTAACTTTGGTTATACAGATATTGATCATGATGTATTAGCATTTCCACGTAGTAGTGTTAGCAAGTACAATTTAGTATTAGCTAATTGTATTGGATTAATCGACGCAGATTATCGTGGAGAAGTATTGCTACGTTTCAAGTATATCTGGCAACCAGAAGATTATAGAATCACCAAAGATAGTCTTTTAGAAGGCATCGTTAATAGCAACAAAATCTATAAAAAAGGTGATAAAGTTTGCCAACTCAAAGCAACCAGAGTAGAAAATATACAGTTTGTTTTGGTAAATGAATTGGATACTACCAGTCGAGGTGAAGGTGGTTTTGGAAGTACAGATACCAAAAAAGCTCCAAGTGCCGAAGATGCTAGTAAACATATGACTACAATGGAAGCATTATACAATAAGGTTGGTGGCGTACCTACTCCATCTAAAAAATATACAGAGTTAATGAAAGAAAGGAACTTACAATAATATGAGCAAGCCAGTATGCGTAATTCAAGGACCAGTCTTTAATCGTAGTGGTTATGGAGATTGGGCTACCACAATTGCCAAGAGTCTAATTCGTCAAGATAAGTATGACGTAAAGATTCTTCCAACACGTTGGGGCAATTGTCAAACCAAGAGATTCGTAGAAGAACTAAATGATCCAAACGATCAATTACTATTCTCTAAGTTCCTACAAAAGGGATTGGATAAACAACCAGAGTTATTTATTCAAGTTACCATTCCAAATGAGTTTCAAAAGGTTGGTAAGTATAATATTGGTATGACCGCAGGTATTGAAACAACCGCCTGTGCCGGTGAATGGATTGAGGGTGTAAATCGTATGGATCTAACCATTGGTTTGTCAAATCATGTAAAGAAGACCTTCCAAGATACCAAATACAAAAAGAAGCTTGAAAATGGTAGAGAAGAGTCCATCGAAGTAAACAAACCTATTGAAGTATGTTTCTGGGGAGCCAATACAGATATCTACAAGAAAACCGACATCATCGAACCAAACGTTGATAGTGCGTTGTCCAAGATTTCAGAAAAACATGCATTTTTGTTTGTTGGTCAATGGACACACCAAGGTTTATACAATGATCGTAAGGATATTGGAAACCTTATCAAAACATTCTGCAACGCTTTCAAAAACTTTGAACCAAACAATAGACCTTGTTTGATTTTGAAAACAAATGGAGCTGGTTATTCAACCGTTGATCGATTTGACACACTCGAAAGAATCAACAAGATTCGTAATGAAGTAAGTCCAAATTCTCCAAGTGTATATCTACTACATGGTGAATTGAACGATGTTGAAATGAATAGTTTGTTCAATCATCCAAAAGTAATCAGTCACATATCATTTACCCATGGTGAAGGTTTTGGTCATCCTATGTTGTTATCAACATTGAGTGGCAAGCCACTTCTTGCTCCAAACTGGAGTGGTCATTTGGACTATTTGAATCCATCAAATGCAAATCTATTACCTGGTACTTTGGTTGATGTTGATAAAAAATCAGTCAACGAATGGATTATTAAAGAAAGCAAGTGGTTTAGAGTATCTTATTCACTAGCTGAAGATAAGTTGAAGTATATCTATCAGAATAGAAATAATGATAAAGTTATTCAAAAGGCTGAATATCTACGTGCTGAAAATGCTGAAAAGTTTAGTTTACAGGCAATGGATACAAAGTTGTGGTCTATTATGGACAAATATGTTCCAGAATTTGCCACTGAGAATAAGTTTGTTCTACCCAAATTAAAATCAGTAGGTAGTTCAGTTGCAAGTGCTACTGATAAATTAGTATTACCAAAACTAAAGATGCAATAATATGTTTTTGTCATATCTAGTCACCTGTCATAATGAAACTTCTAGCTTGGATAAATTATTGTCCAAGTTGGTACAAAACAGAAAGGATAACCATGAGATTGTTCTTCTTGATGATTATTCAGATAATCCAGAAACTCTGGACATTATACAAAAATATAAAGAACAAACGTCGTTCCATCAACACAGACTAGATCGTAATTACGGATCACACAAAAACTATGGTATTGAACAATGCAAAGGTAATTGGATATTCCAGCTTGATGGAGACGAATATCCAACAGACCTCCTTTTAGAAAATATAGATGCGGTATTGGAATCCAATAACAACAACGAAGTACTTTGGTTACCAAGACTAAATTACTTTGCTGGAGTTACTGAGTTGGATGTAAAGACTTGGGGATGGAATTATCATGATGGTATGATTAATTTCCCAGATTACCAATCCCGCATCTATAGAAATCTTTCACATATTCGATATCAACGTCGTTTACATGAAAAGGTTGAAGGATTTAAAACTTATACATTTGTTCCTCCTCAAAAAGATTATGCAATTGTTCATGAGAAAACTATTGAGAAACAAAGACAAACCAACTTGAACTATAACAAAATGTTTACAGACGAAGAAAACCGAGGTTATAACGTAAAATAATATGACAAACAAAGAACTAAGAGCCAAATACGGAGACTTTACAAAACACGATTACTACACGTATCCAGATCATTTCTTTAGCCCAAAGGATGATTTTACCCTAAACATTCCTGTTTGGAGTTCCTACTTCACCAGATTTCTTGATCAAGAGAATTTAACATTCTTAGAAATTGGTACTGGGCATGGTAGATCTTCAGTGTGGATGTTGGAAAATGTTTTAACCCACCCAAGTTCCAAGATCATTACGGTAGATATTCAAGATGAACGTAGTTATAAGAAGGGTGATCTATCATTTGACTTTGGCGATTCTCTTTCACTGACATTGACCCAAAATCTACAACCATATATTGATAAAAACAAATGTGAGTTTTATGTCACTGACTCCAAAGAGTTTTTCCGTAAGTTGTATGGTGGCACTTTGGGATCTAAGTTTGTTGGTAACGATCCTAAAAACGCATTTGACTTCATCTATCTTGATGGATGTCATGAACCAGACTATGTTATGTATGAAGCCGCAATTAGTTTTGAATTGCTAAAGAAAGGTGGATTTATCCTATTTGATGATTATGGTTGGGGTAAATGTAGATATGGTATCGAAGCATTCTTGGAGTGTTACAAAGGTAAATACAACCTATTGATTAAGGAATGGCAGGTATTAATTGAAAAAGTATGAAAACATTGGCCGAAATATTGAATAAAATTCCAGACAAATTTGAATGTAGAAATACTACGTCACAAAAGTTTAAGTCTGATCTATATGAATTCTTTAATAAACCCGAGTTTAAAGATCGTATTTGTGTTGAATTAGGAGTATATAATGGTCATTCTTCATATCTATTGAGTCACTTATTTAAACAATTAGTGGGATTTGAAATTAGTGAAGGTCGTATCAATAGTGCAAAAAAGTTTGTAGATGGAATTGATAATATTAAGTTCGTATGTCATGACTTATATAGTGGACCTTTACCATTAGAACGTGGCGATGTATTCTTTATAGATGCGTTGCACGAACATGATGCGGTAATTAAAGATACACTTAATTGTTTAAATAATGTACAATCAGATTATAAGAAATATATTATTTATGATGACTATGGCATTTGTGCCCCAGTTAAAAGTGCAGTAAATACTTTGATTAGTACTGGTAAGATAAAAGTTGTTAAATATATTGGTTATGAACCCAACAAACAATTTACATCACCACTATCAGACTATGAGGGTGTAATTTGTATTCAAACGTGAAAATTCAAATATTAGAACTAGAAAAGCATCGTAACGAAACCACATTTAGACCATATCTAAGTGCAATACAAACATTTAATGAATATGGTATTGAATTCGTAAATGAAAACCCAGACATGTATTGGGTTGGTCAAGCATCTGTTGTAAATAAAAAAGTGTCTCTTCAAGAATCAGTTGATCTTGGATGTAAGTTTCTAGAAAATTTAGATGCTCCATATGTGTTATTTGATGGTCAAGATTCATCTTCTTTGATGGGAGTATGGGATGTTTTTAGCAAAGTGCCAGGCTTTAAACTAGCAAAAAACGTTGTATTGAAAGATTATTCATCTTATACCAAGAAGTTTCCAAATGGTAGATGGTTTTGGGGTGAAGATGACAATGGATATAGTGTACCATCTACTGACCTAGAATTATTGAATGAACGATTGGTACATAGTGGCACAAATTGGTTAAATACATTTGGTAACAAGATGGAATTTGCCAAGATCAATAAAAACAAAAAACACGACGTTGCTGTACTCATTGGTCTATGTCCAGAGAACTATGAACATGGTAATCGTGTGGACGAATATTACAATGGTCCTCGTAGAAAACTATTTGAAGAAGTCAAGAAACTTGATTGTAATGTAATTACCACTGAAGTTACTGGTAAGTTAGACAAACAAAAATACATGCAAACTCTGTATGATAGCAAACTTTGTATATCTCCATTTGGTTATGGAGAAGTAAATATCAGAGAAGTTGAATGTATTGTTGCTGGAACTCCTACTATTAAACCAAATATTGAATGTGTAAAAAGTACTCCATTTATTTATGGAGATGGATTTACATTGGATTGTAAGTCTGATTTCTCTGATTTAAAAGATGTTGTTGGATTTGCATTGTCAAACTACGATTATAGTATAAATTTATTAAATCATCAACGTGATGTATTTTATCATAAATCCGCAGATAACTACATCGTTAATCATGTAATTAAGAATATATTGTCATAATGAAACTATCAAAAAAATATGTCATAGGTACTCATGTCATGTTCTATGAAATAGAAATGTACAAGGAGTTTGTTGATGGATTGATTAATCTAATTGACCCAATACAAAACAAAGAAAACATTTATCTACACTTTTGTTTCAATACTTCTCAATATTTTGAAAAGATTGATACCTCAAAGATTGATGTACATCAACTATCCGATAAGTTTTATGATGGTATACAAAAACTCAAAGACGTAGGTATTCTTGATCAAAATTTAGTAATTGAGTTAAAAACGGACTCGGATGAAATTTACAATGTAGCTGACTACAGAAGAGACCTTAATTACAATTATTGTAAAAAGGTTGATTATATTATGTGGGGTGAGACTGATAGTTTCTTTCCAAAGGAAGCATTTAATGTAATCGAAAGCATTGCATATTATGGATCACATACCAATATACACAAGTATATTATTAGCTTCGCAGATCGTAAAATGTGGGATGATTCTTGGAAAGTAACAGAACATGTTGACTACGAAAATGTTAAGTTTATTGATACACCAGATCAAGTAAATAATAAAAACTATGCTAAGTCTCAATTGAGTATAGAGGAAATGAATGCAATAAATGCAAAAACAACTGAATTTGATATTCGTACACTATCTCAACCAAAGATTGATGGTAGTTGTTTGGTATTATCATCGGACCTAATTAAATCGGGTGTTAATCTTCCACATAGTTTGTTGTTGTATGGTGATGATTCTAGTATTGGTGTTATTGCCAAACAAATCATGGGTGACAAGTTTATTCAGTACGTGGTAAAGAATATTTTAAAGGTTCATGCCAGAAGACATCCCAATAAGCGTTTATATATTTTAAACGAAGATAACCCCAGAGGTTTTTGTGGTGATAGAAAAGGTAAGTGGTCAAATGTATTGGATCAACATTCCAAATTCAATCTTCATAATATAATTAACTCCCAAAATAAGTTCTTTACCTTTAAAGACGTTTTTGATAAAATAAACCTATGACTATAGACGAAATACTATCTTTGGTACCAGACAAGTTTGAACACAAGACCACTACTTCAAAAAAGTTTAAGCGTGATGTGTTTGCATTCTTTGATAAACCCGAGTTCAAAAACAAAACTGCTTTGGAAATTGGATCCAATTTGGGTTATACCACTTTTATTTTAAGTTACCTATTTAACCAAGTATATGGAATCAATGAAAAGGAATTTGACAAAGCAGATGAGTTTTGTAAACAAAATGGTAGAACCAACGTCAAGTTCTTTGGTCAAGATGTATACAAATACGGGCTTCCTGTTGATACTGCCGATGTAATTATGGTGGATGCTCTCCACACCTACGATGCGGTCCAAATAGACGTATATAATGCCTTAAAGTTAAAATCGGACGGTAAGAAGTACTTCATCTTTGACGATGTGGGCGCTTATCCAGAAATTATCAACTCACTCAATGATCTTTTTGAAAAAAATGTTATTAAACCAATTGTCAAGATTGGTTATAGTGATGAAGAAAAGTTCACCAGGCCATTACATGATTGGGAAGGAGTAATTTGTATCGAAGTATGAACATTTGTTTTATCAGTCAAAATGGTCATAGTGGTAAGTTACCAAGAAACTTTGTAAATTGTAGAACAGAGTTTGCGTGGCAAATTGCTTTGAATGCCGATCACTATAACTTTCAAGAGTGGTTTTTATCTAACAAAAATAAAAGTTATGATTTAATTATAGTTTTGTTACCCAAGAAACTTGAAATTGTTGACACAAATATGTTATTAGAAAGTGTCAAATCTTCTGGTAAGAAGGTAACTGTTATGCAAGAAGGACCAGCTTGGTACTATCAAGATTATAATTATGTCAACCAAGTTAATTATATTAACTTTGTGAGTGAGATGGATTTTCTACTAACTCACAATACTAGTGATATTTCATACTTCAAAGGTGTATTTAATAAACCTTCATTCAATCTACAATCTCTTATGATTGAAGATACTATCAAAGATGTACCCCGTGAAAACAACAAGATGCCTATTATCGGTGGTAACTTTTGTAGTTGGTATGGTGGTATAGATAGTTACTTTGTAGCGCAAGTATTCAACAAACCCATCTTTATACCAAGTATGGGTCGTAAAATAGAAAACGAAGATCAATTTCCTAGTTTACATCATTTACCATACATGATGTGGAATGAATGGATTAAAGCACTCGCTAATTTTAATGTGGGTATACATTTGATGCGTACACATGCAGCTGGTACATTCGCACTAAACTGCGCTTATTTGGGTATACCATGTATCGGATATAAAGGATTAGATACACAACAAATATTACACCCAGAGTTATCTGTGGATATTGGTGATATTGAACAAGCAAAAAAGCTAGCAAATAAACTTAAAGACGACATTTCTTTTTATAATTCGTGTTCACAACAATCTAGAGAATTATATCAAATATATTATACAGAACAAAAATGGTTAGATAATTGGAAAACAATATATGAGCAAATCAAAAACTAAAATTGGTATCGTTGGTTATGGATATGTAGGAAAAGCGTTTCATGCATTTTTCAAAGATCATTATGAAGTTGTAATCCGTGATCCACTTTATCCAAACTCTGTATCCAAGGAAGAAATCAATCAGTGTGAATTGGGTGTAGTTTGTGTGCCAACCCCATCAAATACAGATGGTAGTTGTGATACAAGCATTGTTGAAGAATCTGTATCATGGATGACCAATCCAATCATTCTTATCAAGTCAACTATTGAAATTGGTACAACTCGTAAGTTGATTGAAAAGTATAACAAGAAGATTGTTTTCAGTCCAGAGTTTGCCGGTGAGTCCAAATACTGGACTCCACAAGGTTTTACAACTGATGTTAAGCAAACCCCATTCTTTATCTTTGGATCAGATGATAAATCAGTTGGACATAGATTGGTTGACATTTATATGCCAATTACTGGTCCAAGCAAGACATATCGTGTCACCGATAGTATTAGTGCAGAAATCACCAAGTATGTAGAAAACACTTACTTTGCAATGAAGGTTGCATTTGTAAATGAACTATATGATTTGTGTGAAAAGAGTGGCACACATTGGAGTGAAGTACGTGATCTATGGTTGTTAGATCCAAGAACCAACAAGTCTCATACAGCTGTATTTGCTAATGAACGTGGTTTTGGTGGCAAGTGTTTACCAAAAGATACAAAGGCTATGGTTGGATATGGAGATAAACTTGGTGTGGATCTATCCATCTTGAAGACCGTATTAAAGAGTAACGAACAAATGGTAAAACGAAATGGCTAAGAATTGCATATTAATGGTCGCTATTGAGGATGAATTGTCTAAACATTCTCATAAGAGTTATTTTGAACACACTATCAATAGTTGGCAATATTATTGCGACAAGCATAATATTGACTTTTATGTAATCAGAAGCAAGCGACCAGACGTTAAGTATAGTGTTTGGCACAAAGAATTTGTGTTTGACTATGTAGGAGATAGTTATGAAAAAATAGGTGTGGTTGACTTTGATACAATGATCAAGTGGGATGCTCCTAATATCTTTGATTTATACGACGATGAATTCTGCGGTGTATTGGATAATGTTTCGATTCAGTGGATTGATAAAAGTCTAAAGGCTTTTAAATCTTCATTTGAAGAGTTGTCTGATGTTCCAATGACATTATCTCAATATATTAATGGTGGAGTATTATTTTTCCATAAATCACACAAACCATTTTTTGAAAAACTCAAGAACTTTTATTTGACCAACAAAGACAAAATGGACAATTGGAGTATTCCGGGTGTTGGTAAGGAACAATCCATATTGAACCTGTTCTTGGTCAAAGAAGGTATCAAGAGAAAAACACTTCCATATTGTTGGAATACGGTTGGAATGGTAAAGAAGGGAATGTTATGGCACAATGATAAGTTGGATGATAAAACCACATTTTTGTTTAAGTATGGTTATATTTGGCACTTTACAGGCATTCCTATTCAAGACAGAAACAATCTAATCAATGATGTTTGGAACAATATAAATCAATTCTACAAATGAAAAATATCATTTTAATACCAGCCGTTGTTTCTTCTAACAACGAAAAGAAGCTTCGTAATACTCCACTGATTAATAAAATTTATGAATATAGCATAAATAGTTGGAAGCATTTTGCTAAAAAGCATGATTGTCAAGTTGTTGTACTTGATGAACCATTGATGGATACCAATGTTACCAGTTTGGCGTGGCAACGTTATTATGCGTTGGACTTATTGGAACAAAGCAATATTAAGTATAATCAAGTATTGATCGTTGATGCAGACACTATTGTACATCCAAATTGTCCTAACTTCTTTGAAATGACCAACAACAAATATACAGGTGTACATGATGGTGTTGTATATGAATGGGTTATTCGTAGCACAGAGTGTTATAGCAAGTTATTATTTAATGATTATAAGTTGGATGTTTGGAAGTATATTAATGGTGGATTTCAAATATTCAATGAGTCACACAAAGAACATCTAGACTATCTCAAGCAATTTTATCTTGAAAATCGTGAACGTATCTATCAATTAGAATCCACAATCAAGTTGGGTACAGATCAAACACCAATGAATTTCTTACTACAAATGAGAAACGTTGATGTAAACATCCTACCATATGAGTATAACATGATGGGGTTATTTCTAACAGAAGGACTAACCGATGATTTGGTGTTTACAGATTATGGATGGGTTTATCATTTTAATGGTATTCCTGATACTAGTTATGGTAATAAGGTTGAGTACTATATGAGCAAAACCTATAACAAGTTATATTGAGTTATGAAATATACAATTTGCACCGTTGTTAATGATATCTATCTTGATTTTTTGTACTATTTTACAAAGTCTGCGCTTGAAAAGTGTAATAATCTTGATCAGTTAATTATTCTATATACTGGAGAAAACTTTAAAGATGATCCTATTTTTAAAGATAGTAGAGTTAAAATTGCTAAATATTCTACCCCGATTAAAACTCAAAATATTTGGGATAGTGGTTGGCAACAAAACATAGATTTAAAGACGCAGTTTCTTCGTGACTTAGCTACAAAATCAAATCAACCAATTTTCTTGGTGGATGTTGATTGTTATTTTCTAAAAGAATTTATTGACGTTGTTGATACATCCAAAGATATTTTGGTAACTAAACGAGTACATAATTCTCCATATATTGCATCATTTGTTGGTTTAATTAACCCATCAAGATGTATTCCATTCATCGACGCTTGGAGGCATCAAATGAGTCTTATACCAAACATTCCGAAGGAAACAACTGCATTGGTAAAAACCATACCAATAATGAAGGATAAGATTGCAATTCAAGAGGTACAGGATACTACAATTAGTTGTATCAACTTTCAATCTCCACCACCAGAAGCTAGAATCTTACATTTCAAAGGTACTAGAGTTGGAGATGCGGTCGAATTGGTAAAAAAGAGACTGGAAAATTTAAAATCTATTGTATAATGTGTAGTTTTTATTTTAGTAATCAATATCTAGGTAATCTTGAAGAATTAAACAAGTTTTTAAAACCCAGAGGACCAGACTATACCAATTTAGTAGAAGTTGATGGATATACATTGGTTCACAATCTGTTGAGTTTAACAGGTCAATTTACAACTCAACCTCTTAACAAGAACGATATTCATTTATTATTCAACGGAGAAATTTATAATTTTAAAGACTTTGATTCAAATGCAAAGTGTGATAGTGATGTTATTATTGATCTGTATCAAAAGTATGGACCAGAGTTTACTAGCAAATTAGATGGTGAATATGCTATTTTGATCTTGGATTTAAATACCAATCGAATCATATTCTCATCAGATACTTTTAGAACCAAACCACTATTTTATAGTATTGAAGGAAAATCTATATCTGTTTCTACATATACATCTCCTATCTTGTTATCAAATTTTAAGAAAGCAAATAAGGTAGAAGCCAATACAACATACATCTATGATATTAAATCTGGTCAATTAACTACCAGAACCATTACTAACTTCAATCTTGATCAGTACAAAAATAGTGTAGATGGTTGGATATCTAAGTTTGATAAAGCTATTGAAAAACGAACCAAGTTTTCTGCCGATAAGAAGTTCTTTATTGGACTTAGTAGTGGGTATGATAGTGGAATTATAAGTTGTGCGTTGAATAAAACTGGCATTGATTATAAAGCATATAGTGTTGCTGCGTCTGAAAATATTGATATAATCAAACAACGATTTAATATTATCAAAAACAAAGAGTTGATTAATCTTAAAAAGTCCGAATTTGATTATCAATCTGCAAATTTATTTGGTATTAAATGTGAAGATTTTACGTGTGAAGATTTGGGTATTAACATAAGATCCGATAAAGCATGTTATGGATTGGCTCACATTTGTACATTGGCTCAAAGAGATAGTAGAAAGATCTATATATCTGGTCAAGGTGCGGATGAGATCATATCTGACTATGGTATGAACGGCAATAAAATCTATGGTCATAGTACATTCGGTGGTAAGTTCCCATCCGATCTAAAATTAGTCTTTCCGTGGAGAAACTTCTTCAAAGGCACTCAAGAACTTTATATATCAAAAGAAGAATATGTTGCGGGTTCGTTTGGTATAGAATCTAGATATCCATTTTTGGATTTAGACTTGGTTCAAGAATATTTGAATTTGTCAGTGGACGTAAAAAATAAAAAGTATAAGCATGTTATCCACGAATATTTATTGAAAAATAATTTCCCGTTTGAACAAAACAAAAAAATTGGGTTTCAAGCAAATAAAAATTTATCATGAAAACTAGAGGTAACTGGAATTCCACATACGAAAACATGCGTTATACTTATGATCTAAATAAAGATAGTATTGTACTAGACTTTGGTGGATTCACGGGTGGATTCGCAGAAAAGATCGCTAACAAGTATGGATGTAAAGTTTATATATACGAAGCAGTCAATCGTTATTATAATGAAATCGTTAAGAAAAATAACCCAAATTTAATTCCATCCAATTGTGGAGTTAGTACTAAAGATGGTATTACGCATATACATGTGTGTGATGAAGGTAGTGCGATTGGTGAATATGCGGATCAGAAGAAAAAGAACGATAAAAATGATTCATATCAACGTAATGTTGCTAAGTTTGCACATGAACCACCAGAACAAATTACAATCCGTGATGTTGTACAAATATTGAATGAGTATGATCGTGTAGATTTGCTTAAGATTAATATTGAAGGCATTGAATATGAAATACTGCCTAGAATCATTAGCAGTGGTCATATCAACAAGATAAAAAATTTACAAATTCAATTTCACGACTTTGTACAAAATGGTGAGACTCTACATGAAAATATAACACATGAGTTAAAGAAGTCTCATAACTTGGTATTTGAAAGTATGTGGAACTGGTCATTCTTTTCAAAGAAATAATATGAGTTATGTTACGTCAGGTGGTGGAGGAATGGGCAATCAGATTAAAAAATTTATATCTGCATTGCGTTTAAGCCCAGATTCGAAGGGTCATCTTTCATATTTCAATAACGTATTTAACGACAAAACACTTTGTAAACTTGATTCAGGCAAACAATATATTCCTTTAAATACTTGGAGGATAGTTGTATTGCCAACTGATACAGATATACCTGATAATTTTTGTAAATATACAACCGCAGATAAAGGGTTTCATAATTGTGATGTAAACGGAAGAAACGTAGATCACGAATATCTTAGAATACCAGTTAGTTTTAGACAAAAAATTATTAATTTACTCGAAACCAGATTGCAATTTAGTGATTTAGTTAACGATAAAGTAAATGATTTTATCGATAAACATGGTAATTATAGCTCTGTACATATCAGAAGTTTCAAAGCTGACAACTTTCCAAACGATAAATCGTCCAGATATGCACAACAACGTCATGAAAATTGGATAAATAGTGGACGACAATCGTGTATTAATTACATCAATGATTTAAAAGATACAAATATTTTAATATCATCTGACTCACAATCCGAATGTGATTACATAAAATTACAATGTAAAAACAAGCATTTCATCCAGTATATATCTGATCATTCACAACGAAGTCACGAAAATGATTTTATAGATATGGTACTTTTATCAAAAGGTAATCATATGGTGCTTAGCACAATAAGTACATATTCAGAAGTTGCTTGGTATCTAAGTGGTTGTAATGAAAATATATACCTATGTTAAACTATAATAATTCAATTATAGTAATATTAGATGGAGGACTTGGTAATAAGTTTAACGGGTTATTTCAAGGTATATATCTTTCAAAACTACACCATAAGAGTTTAATAATTAACAATCTTAGAAATCACTCCACTGACTTTGATCTTAGATTGTTATTTGAGTTTGAATTTGGTTATATTGAAAACACATTGACCGAGTTAGATAGAAAGTTAAATCCGTCAATTCCATTGTATGCACATAGACAAGATATAAAATACAATCGTAGTGTTTTCTTGAATCAACCTATTAAGAATCATGACTCATTTGCATTCTTGACCAATAGTATACAGGTACCACTTAACGAATTGAATGAATGTTATAAACAGGTAAAAATAAACCCTTATATTAAGAACCAAGTTAATAGTTTTATAACCGAGAAGAATATTGATAAAAACACCTTGGGTTTACATATAAGAGCATCAGACTTTCCATCTAGAAATTCCAATATCGAATTTGCTAAGGATTTCATTAATAAGAACCAAAACAAGAAGATATTTGTTTGTACCGATGAAAAAGAAGTCGAATCATCTCTGAGTACATATGCAAATCTAATTTTTTATCCAAAGTTACATTATACTGAAAAGTATGACAAATTGGGAGATTGGAATGGATCGATAGTTGATAATGATAACAGACGATGGAATTACAACGCTGCCAGAAATGAACCATCTATGATCGAAGCGTTTATTGAAATGTTGATATTATCAAAAACCACAATCAATGGTAATCCAAAAAGTTCGTTTTTAGGATGGTCCAAAAGATTTGGTGATAGTGGATTGATTTAATAATTATATGTATGGATTACAAAATATTCACATACAATAGTCACGACGAATATGTTAATAAACAAATTGAGAAGTGGAAAGTTAACATAGACGGAAAATGGGTAAATGAGATTGATATCAAATTTTTATACGAAAACTTTATATCAAAACATTTTGACAAAGTAAATTTTGGAATATGTCATGGTGCAAAAACAGGACACGAAAACAAACTATTTTCCAAATATACAGGTGGAGATTTTATAGGCACAGACCTATCTACCAGTGATGTTAGTGAGAATGTGATCAAGTGGGACTTCCATGATTTAAAAGACGAGTGGATAAACTCCGTAGACATAATTTATACAAACGCACTGGATCACACATATAAACCAGTTGAGTGTCTATCCACTTGGATTAAGTGTTTAAGTCCAAATGGTGTGTGTATAATTGAATGGACTCATAGACATGGAGTTGCTTATGGAGCCACTTGGTCTGATCCACTAGCAGCAAACAAAGAACACTACTGGGAATTTATAGAAAAAGCTGGTGGTAAACGTATAGAAGAACTAAGTTGTATCAGTTCTGGATATTTGTGTGACGGAATCAAAAAATACTTTTTGATATTTGGAAAATAGAAATCTCTCGTTTATATTTAATATGTATTAACGATGAAAATTAGTCTGGTTATACCCGCAAGAAACAATCTCAAATATTTGAAGTGGTGTTACGACGCACTTCGTTCAAACCTAAGTCATAAAGAACACGAAGTGTGTGTTGCAGATGATGCAAGTTCCGATGGAACATGGGAGTGGTGTCAAGAAATGATTAAATCAGATCCATGTTTCAAAGCTATTCGTAATGATGGTCCAGAACGAAAGGGAATGACTGAGTTGTATAATACGTTGGTACAAGACGTAGCCACAAACGATGTTGTAATGATTTATCACGCAGATATGTATATTTCTAAAAATGCAGATCTGTTAATTGAAAAACATTTGAAACCACAGACCATTGTGTGTTTAACCAGAGTAGAACCTCCACTACATCCAGGTGGACCAGAAAAGATCGTTCAAGACTTTGGCATGGAACCAGAAACCTTCAAACAAGAAGCGTTTAATAAGTGGATGATCGATACCAAGCTATCACGTAAAGAAAAAATCACCGAGGGTGTTTTTGCTCCGTGGGCAATTTATAAAGAAGACTTTACCAAGATAGGTGGTCACGACTTATTATTTGCTCCAACTTCCAAAGAAGATAGTGATATCTTTAATCGATTTTTACTAAATGGATACAAGTTTATTCAACTATGGGAAGCTTGTGTCTATCACTTAACTTGTAGAGGTAGTAGATTCAATCCAACCATTACTTCAATCGGAAAAGATAGTGAAGAGTGGCAAAATCAAAACGTCAAGAGTGCCAGAAACTTTATTCGTAAATGGGGTCACTTTGTAAAACACAATGATACAATGAAACCAATCGTTCCAAATAGATATGACGTTGGTTTTGTAGTCATGAATATTGATGAATACAAACTGCTTCTATTAGAACCTTGGTGCGATACCATCTATTCTGATGCACCATATGAACGTTATGTGAATGTAGAACAAAAAAATACACGTATTGATATTTCAAAGAAACTAAAAAGTCTAGAGGATCAACGTACAAACGATGTATTAATTGAGTTTGACGCTACAAAGTTGACCAATAAATCTTTCGAGTTTTTCAATATGATCCAATTAATGTTGGAAGATAGTGGTCAGATTGGTATCATGGAATATGATATTTTCAAGATCAAAGTTAATAAATTGATTGATTATAAAAATAATCTGATCGATACAAACAATGATTGGTATAAAAAGAAACTATTAATTAAAAATGGGTTATGATTGGGTCAGATTTTAAAAATAGTTGGTTGGGTTGGAATAATCTTCCTGAAATAAGAGAAGGTAGGTGTACCGATGGCTGTCTAGAGTATATGTACAATATGCTTAAAATTGCTTGTCCAAAAAGTATATTAGAAATCGGTTTTAATGGAGGACACTCAGCTTGTTGTTTTTTAAACGCTAGTCCATCCGCAAAAATGTATACATTTGATATATGTAGATGGGGAATAGAAGAAAAAGCATTGTCTGTTTTAAAAGAACATTTTGATATAAATTTAATAAAAGGCGATTCTATATACAAGGTTCCAGAATTTTTGGAAAAGAACAATTTATTATTTGACTTAATTTTTATAGATGGTTGTCATGATTATGATATTGCTTTATTAGACATTAAGAACACCATGAATTTTTTAAGTAATGATGGTATTTTAATCGTTGATGATCTACATATGGGCGGAGTTTATTCCGCAGTAACCGATTCCGGAATAAATAATATCTATAATTCTAATGTTGTGGAAATAAAAACTAACAAAACAAATACTTCTACAAAGAAATCTCAATTATATTGTAGACCCGAATTATTAAACATAAAAAAAAATTTAGAAACTATTGTGAGACCATTTGTAATATTTAAAAAAGGAAAACTATGAACTTAGCAGATTTTAATATTCCCTTAATCTTCTGGATATCATTTATGATGGTAGTGTGGTTTGAAAGTGATATTGTCCAAACCATTGCAAATCTAACCAATACACGAAACTTGTTGAAGATAAACGAGTTTCATAAATACAAAATGGAAGTTGATGTAATGTCTAATTATCCAGATTTTCTGCATAGTATATATCCGGGTTACTTTACTAAATTAGTATCTTGTCCAATTTGTTTGTGTTTTTGGTCAACACTAATAACATCTAATCTGTTAGTATATAGTGTTGGTTATAGTCAAATATATGGTTTGTTGATATTTCCTATTAATTATATATCTAGTTTAACTATTTATTTAATTATTAAGAAGTTGTTATGACGATTAGTAGCTATCAGCAATTTTTCAATTCTATCAAAGGTAAGAATCTTCCAATAGAAGGTCAATTATCTAATTGTATTACTTTGTTAAATAACATCTGTAGTTGTAAGAAACAACAAAAGGCTAATAAATCAGAAGAATGTAACGTGTTATACATTACATTTGTCAAGACCCAATCAGATGCTTATATCAATCTATTTAGAACTATGACTACTGATGAGTATATTGTCTTCAATCATAACTCTCATCATGAAATCAAACGTATAAAGTTAAGATAAATTGTTTAACACTTTGACTTCAATCAAAGCATCGGTTACGATTTTTACAATAGTTGCATTCTTTGTAATATCCCCACCTTGATTTGATACATCTTCCCATTCAATCTTTAGATCAGCACGCTTTCTAACCTTTGGATCGTTGATTAGTTCATGTTCATTTGGTGCGGTTTGATAAACCTTGGTTTGTTTATTTTTGCTAAATCTCTTGCCTTGAGGCATAGGAGACATTACATACTTGGTTACATGAATCAACTCACCACCTTGTTTGTTTTGAAGCCAAGCACATTCATCTTCAATATAGTGATCGTATCGTATATCAGTGATAAATACCACATCCGCGTTTGATTTACCAAGACGTTGTTCAACCTTTTGAGTCCAATATTTACCCTCAGTAATTTTACGCATTACATCGCCGTAGGCAACCAATAGTGGTCTGATAATGTTTTTCTCTTCGGTATTTTCTGTAAATACATCAATACCAGTTTTTGCATGAATCAAATCTTTGAGATCGCTTTTGAGTTCATAAGCCAAAGCAAACCTCTCTGTTTTGAGACCATGTTGTTTTAATACTTCTTGTGCTACTGTTGTAAATAAATCTTTACCACTACGAGCAACTCCTGATATTCCAATTAATTTCATGATATTATATTTTTCTTATGTATACATCCTTCTGAGGCCAATTTTCCTTTATAGAAAACAACGTCATGTGGAGTAAATTTTCTTTTTTGTTTTTTAAAAGCTATTATGCTATCGTGGAAACTTATTGATTCAATATTGTTTGTATAATATGTTGGTTTTAGATGATTTGATTCAGAAAAATATGCGTTCAACTGATCAATCAGATGCTTTGAATACTCAACACAACTAGATGGCAGTTTATATCCACCATTACAATCTTTCCAATAAGAGGTGTGTGTGTCTTCAATTAAATAGATACCACCATCCACAATGTGTGGAAATAACCATTCAAATGTATTAATTTGATGTTGGTTTATATGACTACCATCATCTAGAACAATATCAAAACTACCATATTTTTCAATCAGACTTTCAATGAAGTTTTTGTCATTTTGATCTCCTATATGAATATCTATTCCATCACATTCAAGTTCTTTACAAGAACTATTAATGTCAATTCCAACAATTCTACTATCCTTATGAAAATAACTCTTCCACATTCTAGTAGATCCCCCAGCTAGAACTCCTATCTCCAACATCAAAACAGGTTTATTTCTATACTTAGCAAAGTAATTTTCATAAATATCAAAATAATGTTCCCACTTACATACTGGATATTCACTGATTTCAGAACAATATTTGAGCAAATCATTCATATTATTCAAATAACTTTTCTGTTTCTTTTTCAGTATAACCATGTGATTTGATCAACTCAATCAATTTGGTTAAACCTTCTTCGTGTGAAATAAGTATGTTGTAATAATCTGTAGCATCCTTAGTTCCCACATTAAAATATAAACAAAGACAATTGAGTATTGTCTCATTAACTGCCTTCTTGGTACTCTTGATATATGGACTGAATCCATAACTCTTTGGTAAAGCGTTAATTAAGAGTTTATAGAATTGTTTCTCAGGCAATACCTCAAAGTATTTTGATATATATGAGATTTCCTCAATAATTGTTTTGTCCATACTAAGTACACGTAAAATCATGTACTTACTAAATGTCTTTCGGTCAGATTCACTTAACGAGTCATAATAATCAGGATCTTGTGTTTGTCGAATATGTTTTACATGATCAAACAAACCCTTAACCTTTATTGTTTCTTCCGTTGTTTTCTTTTTTGATTTCATTACTATGAATTCTAACCCTACGTTTTAATTCCTCAAGATCTTTTACCATCTTGATTCGTTCAGCCGAAAGAATCTCCAATATCTCTACCATATTGGTTTGCAAGTCATCAAACTTTTGTACAAGTTTGTATGTGATAACAATCGATGCAATAGAAAATGTGGTTGCCACCATTAGTAGCAACCACATAATAACATCGTTAGATGTTGTTTGGTTCATTACTTGGTAGCGGTCTTAGCGGAAGTAACAGACTTAGCAGAGGCGGTAGAAGTAGGGGTGTAACCAGCATTCAAGACTTCACGTAGAGCCTTAATCTGACGACCATCTAGATCAACACGGGTCTTACCAGAGCGAATGGTTAGACGAGCAGCCTTCTTAGCCTTTGGCATTGGGGTTGAGAGATATAGTTCAACACCAGTGGAGTTGTGGCCTACGAAGTTAGTCTTATTACGAGCGTTTGTACGAGTATACATATTATGTTTTTCTTTCTTTTTTATTTGTTTATTTTTTCGTTTCGTTAGTTCATCACCAACTTGAAATTATCTTACACCATCAGTTACATTCCGTCAACAACTTTGATTAATTATATTTTGAATATTTAGTCCAGTTTATGATAATTATTATTATATGAAAAATAAAAGAATTGGAATTTACTATATTAAATCTAAAATAAAAAATAAATATTACATCGGAAAAAGCGTGGATTTGAATCGTAGAAAGATAAGACATTATTCAGAACTTAGAACAAATTCACACTTTAATATTAAGTTACAAAGACATTATCTAAAATATGGAGAGTTAGATTTAGAATGGGGAATTTTAAAAGAGATATACGTAGATTCAAATAATAGAGAAAATATAAAAATAGAATTGGGTGAATTAGAGAAAAAATATATAACCGAGTACAATTCTTATCACAGTGGATTTAATTTTACAAAAGGAGGAGATGGATTAAAAGGATGTGGCAAAACTTTTTCATTGCAAAACAAAAGTACTAATGTAATCAAAAAATTTAATAGTTTTGCTGAAGCGGCTGATTTTATAGGATGTTCAAGCGTAAGTTCAGTTCATGCGCTTATTAGTAAAAAATGCAATTCATGTAAAGGATGGTATAGAGTAAATGACGTAAGAGAATCACATACCGGAAAATATAGTGTAAAGTTCACTTTGTATCATGATTTACACGGCACTTATACAGGAAATAATATATCAGAATTCAGAAGAAAATTTAACGTTAATTCTGATATTTCATCATTGATAAAAGGTAAATTGAAAAATTGTAGTGGTTGGAGAACTACACCTTAAATTCAGTCTGGAATTTTTCAATTGCAAAATCTTTAGCTTTAAATTCAAAGTCTATATCAACATCATTTTCAAACAATTCTTTGTGTAAAGTATAAACATAATCTGAATGCGATCTATCTGTTGCCCCTGTTTTGCCATTACTATAGTGAAATAATGGTTTATATTTACCCCAAGTTTCCATACACATTTTAATTGCTTCATTCGGAGACATTTGTTCCGGATTATTTAATCTAAAATGATGGGAGTCGTATGTAATTGGAATACCAGTTTTGGTGTAAATAAAGTCATAAAGCTGTTGTACATTCCAGCTATTAGGCTTGTCTTCGTTTTCCAAAACCAAACGAGATTTTACATTGATTGGTAAATTATTGTAGACGTTGATGAATCGATTTGCAATTTCTTGCAGGTCACCTTTGTAACAATTCATATGAATGTTTATAGGAGCATCATATGATTGTGGAAGACCAAACAAGTCCATCATGGTAGCATGGTTGGTTAGTTCAACAATAGATTTAGCCGATACACTTGGATTGCCACTAGCAGGTACCACAAATTGATCGGGATGTGTACTGCACCGAACATTGTACTTTTTGATAATATCAGATGCAATCTTGAATTCTTGTAGAATAAGATTGTAGTCAGGAAGTACATTGAGTGAAAGATTAGCTTCTGGAAGTGTAGCTAGTGGAAACAAATCGCTACTAATACGATAGTTCCAATTATTTTTACCGCAGAACTCAATAGTTTTACGTGTAACAATTACATTATTAAGTGTACGTTTAGATACAATTGATAACGCTTCTTTGCGTTCTAACGCAAGAAATCTAGTTTTGGTCATGGTGTTAGCTTTAACACCTTGTTCTTGAAGTTTGAGGGAGATACAACACAATGATTTTTTCATTGTATTCAATATAACACGATTTTATAAATTGTCAATCTTAAACAGATCCGGTAATACAACAATCTATACCACACACTGGACTGAAATAACCAGTAAAGGTCCAGTTTTTTTCATCGTTCTTACTGGTCTTTTGCCAAGTAGCATATTTGTTTACACCTTGTGATAGAATATATTCATATTGATTTGTTAAGTCAACGTATTCATCACTTAAACTAACAAAATCACTGCTATCATTTTTACGATAAAAGATTTTGTTCTTATACTTTGTTAATAACTCACCTTGTTCACCTGTGAAAATATCGGTGGGACTATTATCAATCTGAGCAGTACTTCTGGCGTTTTGCGCAAAATTAGCAATTTTCTGGATAAATCTTTGAAACCTATCTGAAAATGTATAATTTGAATTATCGTTGTTACTCGCCATATTTACTATAATAAATAGTAAATGACTATCTTCCCACCTCACTAAAATACGTATTTTTAGCAGTTTGATAATCCATACCAATCATTTGATTGTAATAAAGAATATCACCCTTCAATCTATTTTCAGCTTTCAAAGTCTGATATCTAGCAATTGCCTTTGCTTTCCACCACTCCAAAATAGCCTTTTCTGTATATAGTGGGTTGAATATTAACTTGCTTTCATCAATTTTACTACATAGAAAGTCTTTGGTATTCTTATATGGACAAGCATAATAAGTACCCCGTTCAAATCCATGTACATATGTGCTTTGTTTGATACCCAATTCTGAGAAAATCATACCAATAACCCTAGCTTTTGCTCCAGTTACAGGTCCACTTACACCCTCTCGTTGAGTCATAGCCTTTTGATATCTATCAGCCTTATTATCTTTAATCCAATCATGCCAAACTTTATAAATAGCATCATCTGGTTTAATAGACATCTTGCCAGCGCTTGTACCACACTTGTGCCACCATTTTAAACTATTGTACATACTATAACTGCCATAGAGGCTCGTTGTAGTGATTCCAACCAAAAGCTGGTTATATAGAGCCTGCCATGCGTTCCTGACCGTCTCTGCCGTGACTAAAGCAGCAATTAACTTACCACCTAGGAAATTATATCCAAAAGGTTGAGTACTCATGATACAACTACCAATAGCACTATGAGCCAATCGTTTGTTCTTTAACTTATCATCTGGAGTCCAACCAATATATTTATCTCGGTCAGTAATAGTAATAACATCACTGGACATACTAATGACTCCCAAATATCTTGGGTTGTCTAAATTACCATCTGTAATAAGAAACTTTACAAATCTACCCGGCGTTTGCGCAAACTCCATAGTATGAACAAAGGTTCTAAGCATCAACCAATCATTCTCTAGGATTTTATTGTTTACATGTACAACGGTTGGATTTAGTTCTTGGATCTCTTTGATAGTCAACGACTCATTGTTAATATCAGTTGGAGTCCAAATCTTGGCTTTGGCTTGAGAAGCTCTTGATGAATAGTTATTCAGATCTTGCACCTCAATCCATTTTTTATAGAAGGTTTGTTCTTCTACACTCATAGATTTTAGAAAGTCCAAATTCTCAATCAACTTTTGTTTATTAGCATTATAATCAAATGCTTCCACACCGAAAAATTCTTGTAGCGCGTCCATATTTATATATATCCTATCATGAAGTACAAAAAAATCAATTCCAAAGAAGATACATTCTACATATTCGAAATATCAAGTATCAAGTATGCCATTTATGATAGTGATATGGATGAACCAATTTATTATGGTAGCTGGAATATGGTTGAAGGTATCATAAAGAATATAAAGAAACACTCCAAGAAAGCAAATATTCTTTATTATGTAAAAGATAAAAGCGGACCCCTGTTAATGAGTCCGCTTTGGTCACATAAAGGTGAATGATTAAACAGATACCTTTTCTGTTGAAACATTCTCAACAACAACTGGTGTGGTTTCCATAACCTTGTTGTCAATCTTGATTACATTGATGTTTAGTCCATCCTTGATAATACAACCACGATTCTTTGCTTCGATAATATGTTGATCGGTAATCGGTGTACAAGCAAGTACTACACGGGGACGACCCTTACCATTATGCAAATAACCAACCTCACCAACTTGACCATTATCAATGGCCTTCTTGAGGCGAACTCGTAAAGTAATATTTACGAATTCAGGATTTGCGTTGTTTAGTTCTTCAATAGAAAACACGTTAGTTGGCCATGTTACTACTAGATTTGTCTTGTTCTTACGATCTGTCTTTTTCATTTTTTATCCTTGTTTTATTGTTATACTGCGATTTAATTAAAGTCTACCACGAATATATTATACGTCAACACTTTCTAACATCTTTTTATTAAGCGTAGAAACAATCTGATTTAGATTACCAAAGTTAATAAAATTACTATCCTTACCATACATAATTTTAAACAAAGCACCATATTCAGTTGACATTGGTGATCCCATATATTCAGTTACGAAATATGAAATTACCTTGTATCCTGACGCAATAATCTTCTGTACTTGTTTACGAGTGTGTTGTGCAGCACTAGCACCAGTATATGAAACATTTGATGTTGATGTAGCAATACTAAAACATGGCTCTCCGTCACTAATATTGATAAAGTAGTTTTCACTATTTACATCACACTTTGGCAGATGCTTCATAATAGCTTCATAACACAATCCTTCTGGAGTAGTACCACTAGTTAGAATATATGGAAATAGATTTCTGATCTTAGAAAACTTATCCTTACGAGAATCATAAGCCATAACTACATATGGGTTCTTACCATAAGTACTACGAATACTGATACTCACATTAATATTCTCAAGCATAGTAGCTGCCTTTGCAATACTGGTACACAACTTAATAGTATTATTCCACTTCTGTCCAGACATACTAGAACTAGCATCCAAACTAATATGGAAATTCATGCTCTTGTACTTATGTACAGCCGTAGTATAAAAAATATTTTCTACATCAGCACCGATTTCATGTAGAATACGTTTGTCAATCTTACCAGTCTGGCGACGACTAAACTTATCTACATTAATTTCATTACGAAACTGAATTCGCTTTGCGAGCTTAACTCCCATAACGATACCCATATTGATATGCTTTTGAAGCTCGGTATCAATTTGAGCTGCAGTATCATTCGTTGATTTAAGATGTTTAGAATAATATGAATTATACACAACCTTCTTCAGAGGAAACTCTGAAGAGTCAATCAACTCACGGGTTAGATTCTTCACAACAATGCACTCAACTGCGCCAGTGCCACCATAGTTACGAATATAATCTTGAGCAACGTCTGAGATTTCAACTTGACTCTTTTCAAGTACATCAAGCAAATTCTTTTCTTTCTTGGAAACCTTCTTCTTTACGATCTTACCATTCAAGAAATCCTTTTGCTTAGAAAAAGCCTTATCGATCTTATTTTGCTTGGTCTTGCTTACATTTGGATCCTGACCAACATTCTTATTTGGGTCTTGTTGACTGGTCACAGATGTAGAATTACCTCCAAAAATATCATCGGTAGTAGAAGCATTTGAATTTGATGATGAATCTGATGTGTCACCCATAGCAACTGGGGTTGACGAATCGTTATTATCATCATTGCTAGGAGTGCCGTTTGGATCAGGTATGCCTTCTCCATCACCACTCTGATCAGATTGAACTGGTTGCTTAACCGCAGATCCTTCTTTGATATTAGAAAATGCAATTTCTGCAATCTTAAAAGCAAGATTATAACGACTTCTTGCAGTGTCCAAACGTGCAATATTGCTCAAATCAAGTAGTTTAGCAATATCATACAATCCAGGCAAAGCATTTAGATCTGTATTAACATTGGTCAAATTAATAATACGATAAGAATATGACTCAGTTGTTGGTGTACGATACAACTTGCTCTTCAAACCATCATCAATAACCTTGCTGTTAAAGTACTTATCGTAAAGTGACTGATAATAACCACGATAGCCAGGAGCAGACTTATAGATACAATAATCAATAAATCTGTCTTCAATGTAGTTAAATGCCATTTTACAAAAGTCAGCAACCTCCTCTTTTGAGATATTCAAAGGTTCAGTTATATTGTAAATACTGCGAGGAACATTGCTGTATAGTTCCTTATATAGTTCCATATTGCTATAAACAATATGACTAGCTTCATGTAGTGCCAATCCAACAGCTACGTCGAAATTATTCTTTTCGTTTACATCACTGCCGATATAAACCACTTCACCATCTGTGCAACTCACATTACGATCATTAAACATTACTGGAATAGATTTACCAGTAAGAATAGTAACGTAATTTGAAATTGCACGACGAGCAGACGACAACCTAATAAGGTCAGCAGTAGCCTGGGTATCAGATGATGATACATCTACCATATCTGAATCATCGCTGAAATCCCAGTCGATGTCATAATCTTTAAGCCAAAAGTCACTGTAGTTACTCATATTAGGTTGTCGTCTGCTGTTATTGTTTATTTATTAGAAAGGAGGTTGATCAGCCTTTAGAGGGTCATTGAACAACGTTGCCTTTGCTTCGGTCTTTACATACTTCTGTACTAGCTGACGTAGATAGGTCCGTTCACTATCTACACCGCCGTCTTCACTAAAGTTAGGATATATCGTAGTCTCTGCGATTTCAAGCAAATTAAATCCGTCAACGATCAATTCTGCGATTTCCACAGTGCTACGAGTTGGAATAAAGTTGGTTAGTTTGCTGTCATCTTGCTTGACCTGCTTACGGGTGTGATCCGCAATTTCACAAATAGCCTTGAGAATCTCAAGCTGTGAATCATCCTTCAGTTCAAAACGACTCTTAAGTAGATTAAACTCAGTGTCCTTGTCAAGAGGAGTCATTTCAATCTTGACTGGAAAACGTGAAAGTAGAGCACGATCCATTACACGGGTAGCAGTATATTCGTTACCTACGTTAGCGGTAGCGATAAAGGTAACACCTTCAGCAACCTTAACAATTTCACAATCTTCCTTTTCATCCAAACGTAGATAACGCTGGAGATCATCTAGAACCGTCATTAGAATGTTTACACCATCGTGGTGACTACGAGAAATTTCGTCAAGAAGAATAATGGCATTTGGAGTACGAATAGCCTTAATAAAGGTTGACTCCTTAAATAGAGTACCAGTGTTCTTGTCGAAGTGAGTATTACCAATCAAAGCACTCCGAGCATCCTGCGTAGCACCAAGGTTGAAATAGAAAAACTTTTCTTCCTTGTTTAGGACGTTAGCAATGGTTTGTGCAGCAAACGTCTTGCCACATCCGGTAGGGCCAAGAAGTAGAATGTTCTTGCCACGAATAGCGGATCGTACCATGTACTTCCACTTAACATCATCCATAATCAATGAAGATGGACGAAGGTTGATACAAGTATTGAGATATGACTTGATATCAAAATTAGTTGCGGTTGTAAGATTAGCGGTGTTTTTCGAATTTTTCATATTGAATGTCTCTTAACTACAATCAGTCTACCACCACTTTTTTGAATGTCAACGGTCCAAAATAAAAAAATACCATGTGTTTTGTATACAATTTATATAATACTTATAGATATGAATAATGATGTTTTAATTATTGGACAAATGTACGCTGAAACTGATGAAGAGGTTCTCATGTATGAAAAGTGCGTACAAAGTTTGAAAAAAATGGGATGTAAGATCATGATTGCTGATAGTTCATCTTGTCCAACAAAGTTTGATTATATAAATCTCTGTGATTATTATTTATATGATAAAGAAAACAGATTGTTTGAAAAACATAAATTTACTGATGGTCTTATCAATCATTATGTTTTATCTGATAATATCAAATTGAATTATCCATGTATTAATCATCCAACTCATGAGTTAAATATTTTATACACAATAACCAAATCTTTTAATTTAGCAAAAACTCTTGGGTATAAATATGTACTTAGACTTGAGTGTGATGCTGTCTACACAGATGAACATATAGAGTTTTTAAAAAATAAAATACAAGAATGTATATCTTTAAATAAAAACGCAGTTCTGTCCACAATTGATGATTGTGAATATGTGTCTACATACATTTTATTTTGTGATATAAATTGGTTTTTTTCAAAAGTTGGAAATATAAGATCTGAATCTGATTGGTACAATTTTTTGCAAGATAAAAACCTATCTGATAGTCCATTAGAAGTAGTTCTTGGTAAAGTTTTAAAAACTAATACTGAGGATTACATAGTCATTGGTGATCAATTAGACGTTCAATATTTAAAAGCTTTGAAATATAAAGAAACAAAAAAGTTTTTAAACTCAAAACTATATATTGATTTTTTTAAATCATCAACCGGACAAATATTCTTTGCCGTAAATAATTGTCACCACGAAATATTCCCAGATAAATTATGTATCTACCAATATATGGAAACCCGTTCAATTGGTAATGAAATAAAAAACCCACTCAAAAGTACTGCGTGGGTTGTAGTTGAACAAGATATTATCTGTGTCGAAATTCAAATTGATAATCGAATCATAAAACTATCAAAAGAGGAAGTTTTCTCGACAAAAAATACCATTGAGTTTTATTAATGATGGTGGTGATGATAGTGATGTACTGGACGACCCCATGATCCATGTACAACTACCACTGGTTGTGGTTGTACATAAACAACAGGAGCAGGTTGATAATATACCACAGGAGTAGGTTGTACTACTACAGGCTGTGCATAAACCACTGGTTGAGGTTGTACATATACAACTTGTGTTGGAGGATTTACAATTCGATCAATAACGTGAATTACTGCAACTCCGGTCAATACTTTACCAACCGTAGCCCATTCTCTATCACCAGCAAATGTTTGAGTGGTTAGAGTTGCACCCAAAGCTGCGATAGTAATCAATTTTTTCATATGTATCCTTTTTTTAGATATACTTTAATAGTACATCAAAAGTATAAAGATGTCAATTATTTCTTTTTGGCTTTACCACCCTTGGTATATTTAATAACTAACTTCTGTAAATTCTTTGGAAGAGTTGGTGGTGTATAACTTGGCTTTGGACTCTTGTGTTGAACTTGAGTTTCAAACTTACCAACCGCACGCATTGGTTGATCTGGGTTATCTTTCTCATCGTTCATGTTCTTGGCCTTAATATTCTTGACAACCTTGTTGTTCTTTTCTGGATCAACTAGATTTTGTTCGTCAGCTGCTTTATCGGCCTTCTTACCACCTTGTTTATCTTTACTATTATCTACATTACGTTCGTAAGCGGCATCTACGTAGTTTAAATCTTTAGAGTTTAGTTTTTCTTTAACAAACTTCTTGAGTTCTTCGTAACGAAGATACAACTTCTTGGTTCTGTCTGAGGCATCTTTGAAGTATTGAACGTCAAAAATATCTTGGGTAATTGGTCTTAGGCTGAAATGATGTGGTTCACACTCACAGATGTTATAATTACCTGCATCATCACATACAATAGGCTTTTTGATGTCTTTTGATAGATTTTCCATCATTTCAGCCCAAGACTTTTGTACTTCCGTTAACTTTTCTTCGATGGTTTCACGGATTATTTTCTTTAAAGATTGTTTTAATTTATCGTTCATATAGCATGCCTATCTTATAAATATAGGATCAGTTAAATAAACGAATAAATTAATTACAACTTAAAGTCATCGAATGCACCCTCTGTAATGGTATTATCAATACCTTTTACATAACTACTCAATTCAGTTTCTTGAGGAGCTACTTGTAGTTTCTTACTATCATAGTAACTATCCAACCATCCAGCTAATGGATTGGTTTTGGTACTAGGATATAATTTCTTATATCCAATGTTTGATAGTCTGTTATTGGCCAACCACTCAATGTATTGTTTTAAACTTTCAGCGGTCAATCCAATCAAACTTCCTTTGCTAAATAGATAATCGGCCCAATCCTTTTCAGCATTAACTGCCATTTCATAAGCAGCATAAACCTTATCTTCGTTCTTTTTGACAATATCTTGGAATCCTTCATCAGGATTGTTGATCCAATTCTTCATGATGTTCTGAGTAATAGCTACGTGAAGATTTTCATCTCTACTGATAAACTTAATAATCTTACTATTACCCTCCATCTTTCCACGATATCCAAAGTAAAAACTACAAGCAAATGATACGTAGAAGATCAACCCTTCAGTAATCTGAGTTGCCAATACCGCATCAAACAATTGTTGTTTAACATCATCTGATGGAGTTAGTAGTTCATCATACTTCTTACTGATTGCAGTAGCTCTCTTAACAATTTCTTGGTCTTCCAAGACACTATCAAAGAACTTGGTAGCATCTGGATAAACATTGTTAAGAATGTATGTGTAACTATTACTATGAATAGTTTCAAAGAAACTCCATGCGTTCATGCAAATTTCCAATTCACTATTTGTTACATGTTTCATAAGTTCATGAATACTACGACTCAACATACTATCAGTCATAGTTTGAAACTTAAGGTTACTATCAAATACGAATCGTTCTTCTGGTGAAAGATTCTTGTAATCACTGATGTCTTTGACAAGAGAAACTTCCTGCGGTCTCCAGAAGAAATTTAATTGTTGATCATACAAATCATAGAATTTAGGATACTTGATCAAGTCATATCGTTGTAATGATAGATCTTCTCCAAAAAACATTGGATTTCTTAACTGGTCTATATTTTTCTTATTTAATACCGTTTTCATTTTATCCTCCTATTATAGAGCACAAGCTCCGCTTTCACAACTGGATTCTTGTACTACTGGTTGTTTTATTTCCGTCTTTTTTTCATCCATGGCGGTTTGTTTGTCGCCATCATCAGTATTAGCATAATACAAATTCTTCAATCCATACTTGTAGGCCAATAACATATCCTTAATTACTTCTTGAACAGGAACTTTATTCTTCTCATAACGGGATGGGATATAGTAAGTATTTGTACTAATACTCATATCTGTAAATTTTTGAATAGCAGCAGCTACCTTCAAATAACCTTCATTGCTTGGCATATCAAAAGCAAATGTATAATTTTCCTTGTACTTATCAATGCCAGGTACTACTACAGGCAAAATATTGCTCTTGCTACCCTTGAAGCTAATAGCACTACGTGGTGGTTCAATACCATTGGTACTGCTTTGAATTACTGAACTTGATTCTACAGGCATACACGCGGTGAGTGTACTATGACGCATTCCGTGTTTTCTAACTTCTTCACGTAAATCCTCCCAATCACAATGTAGAGGTTCAGTGATGAATTCATCAACGTCTCTCTTATAAGTATCAATTGGCAATACTCCTTGACTGAACTTAGTACGATCAAACTTTTCACACTTACCAAACTCTTTAGCCATTTCAACGCTAGCCTTGATTAGATAGTAACTAGTCTTTTCCATCCACTTGGCAACAAAGTTAGGAGCATCTTTATCCCAATACTTCAATCCTTCTTTAGCCAATAGAGCAGCCAAATTACTTACACCTACACCAAGACTACGACGTTTTTTAGCAAAGTTTTCTGCGGCTGGTACGAAATAATCTTGATGTTCAATCAAAGCATCCAACATTCTAACAATAATGTCACAGACACTTTCCATTTCTTCATCATCTTTGATTTCTAACCAATTCAATGCGGCCAAGATACAAACACCAATTTCACCATTCTTATCGTTTACATCAGTGATTGGAATCAATGGATGATTAACTTCAAGACATAGATTACTTGTATCTACTTGGTCTAACCAACTACCGTGTTCATTCGCATGATCCACGAACATTGTATAAATACGTCCAGTTTCAAGACGTTCTTTGGCAAGTAGTCCCATCAATTCACGAGCAGGTACCTTCTTCTTGAACTTAATGTTCTTGTTTTCTTCAGCCTTTTCATACTTTTCCTTGAATCCTTCCAAACCAAAGGTATTCCATAGTGAAGGACATTCATGATAACTGAATAGTGTTACATCTTGATTCTTCAAGAAACGTTCAAAGATTAGTTTATCCAAACCAATACAATAATCTAGTTTACGTACACGATTATCGTCCGTACCTTGATTGTTCTTTAGTACAAGAATATCTAGAATATCATAGTGGAACCAAGCAAAATTGACGGTGGCACTACCCCCTCTAATTCCGTTTTGGTGACAACTCTTTACGGTAGATTCAAATGCTTTAGCAAATGGAATTGGTCCAGTGTGCATTACTTCACCATTACGAATTGGAGCATTAGTAGCACGTAGTCTTGATAGATTCAATCCAATACCATAACGACTTGCAGTAGCAAATCCAACTGCACTATTGTTACTGAAGATACTACGTAGATCATCATCGACCGTGAATAGTGAACATGAAGCATAACTCTTCATTACCGTTCTTACTCCAGCCATAATTGGCGTAGGTAGATTAATCTTGTGTTTACTAAAATAGTTATATGCTTTCTTGACATAATCCAATCGACCTTCTTTATAGTCTTTGAAAAAAGTCATTGCGATCAACATATACGCAAACTGAGGAGTTTCGTAAATCTTCTTGGTAGCACGATTTTGTACTAGATATTTATCACACAATTGTTTGATACCAGCATACGTAAAGTTAAAATCACGATCATGCTTTAGATATTCATCTAGTTTATCAAACTCTTGTTTACTATACCAGTTCAGAATTTCTTCATCATAAACTAATGAGTCAATATTAGTTTTTACTAGATCATATAGTTTTGGTGGATTTTTACCTCCCCAAACTTCTTTACGAAGTTGATAATTCATCAATCGTGAAGCAACATATTGATAATTTGGCTTTTCTTCACTAATCAAATTAGCAGACGCTTCAATCAACATCTTGTGAATATCTTTTGAATTCATGCCATCAAAGAATGACAAGTGTGCATTCATTGCGACTTCTTCAAAACCAACACCTTTGATTTCATCTGTGGCCCATTGTAAAACCTTATTGATTTTATCTGCGTTAAACTTTTCTGTCTTGCCACTGCGCTTCTTAATAAAAATTTCTTTGTTCATAAAATATATTGGTAAAAGATAACTATCCTTCAATAGTCTCTTTGATCCATGTTGTGACTAACTTTTTTAAGTTTTTTTTGATACTTTTTTTATAGTCACAACTATGAATTATTCGTCTCCATCCTCAGAACTGCTATGAGCGTTCCACTTATTCTTCAATAATTTCTTGACTTGGTTCTCACCATTCATCATTTCATTTTGAAGTGCCAATCCTTCTCTTGAAGATTCGCTGAATATTTCAATCTGACCACATCCAGCGTTCATCTTACTTGGGAAGGTTAAACCATCTGGTCCGAATCGATTCTTAATGATATGGAATCGTGCAGTATTACTAACTTTATCGTTAACCTTACGGCTTAGTGACATAACGAAGTCAGCGGTCATAATCTTACGATATGAATCAGAAATGTTATTTGCCTGAATAATATCTTCATCCATAGCAGCACGATTACTTTGTGAAGCACTCCAAATAGGAACTTGCAATTCACCAGCTACACCACGTAGCTCTTCATAAATACCACCAGCTTCTTGATAGCTGTTACTATTACGATCACTATTAATTGGACGAAGAATATCTGCGTAATCAACAATAATCATATCCACCTTGGTACCCAACATGGCCAATCGTTCACAATGAGCTTTCAAGCTGTGAGCTGATACGGTCTTGATTGGAAAGTACTTGATGATTAATTTACCAGGCACTTGTGCAATCTTTTCACGAACTGTTGAGATGTTGTTACGAATATTTTGGAAATCAATTCCAGTGAAGCAAGCATCATATCGTAGACCAACATAGTTTTCATTCAACTCTAGAGTAAAGTGAACTACATTTTTACCTTGTTTCATAGCCTCGGCACCTAGTTTACATAGTACCCAGCTCTTACCACTACCAGCACAAGCTGTAATAATTCCAAGTTCGCCAGGTCCAAGACCACCATCCATCAAACCATCAATAACTTCCCACTTGGTATTGATAGAGCTACGAGCCATTACGGTCATACGTTTCTCAACGTCTTCGCCATAGTCATGACCAATATTACGTTCCATACCAGCTTTTAGTGCTTCATCAAACTTGGTCTTGATCTTTTCATACTGACCAATCTTCAAATAGTCAACGCTTTCCATGATGGCATTCTTTAGCTTCTGATTGATACAGAATTCAAGGAACTCTTCTTTGATGAACTTTAGATCGCCGTCATTCATCTTTTGATAAATTGACTTTAGATTATCTACGATACTCTTTTTAAGTACCTCGTTTGTAACTACTTCCAATTTGACCTTAAACACATTGAGTGTTGGTAGATCACGATATTCGTTGAAGTACTTAATACTTTCCTTGACAATCCATTGGTGAGCATCACTTTCAAAGAAGTCTGCTTCTACAATGTCACTAATACGTTCAATGAATGGTCTATCGGATACAAGACCTGAGATACACTTAACTTGAAACTCACTTCCAAACTTCTTCAAGTTGTCAATAATATGCTTTTCGCTCATGATATATTCTTTCTATGTTTTGTTAATACGACACCCTTAGTCTACACCGATGTGTGTAGAATCCAACTTATTTTATAAACTATCGATCTTACAATACGAAACTATTGAGTTTGCCCCAAGTTTCATTCAACCATACCATATAGTTTGGTAGGTTATTCCACATTTTATCCTCAGTGATAAGTCTGCTGAATGTCATCTTATCAATCTTAGGAACTTGTTTTTTAATTATCTCCTCAATTCTTAACTGCGTAAATGATTGAATGCTTGTAGCTTTTAATTGCATCAATTCATAATTACGTTCAATTAGGAGTTTGTTATCTAGTACACGTTCGTAAATTTTATACTTACCCTTGTAATTTTCAGAGTAATTATAGATCTCTTGCAATGTTACTTGTTTGTCATCAGCCAAAAATGGATATGCCTGAAGAACTCGCTTTATTCCAACGCCATCAATGCCAGGAATGTTATCACTAACGTCTCCCTCCAAGACTCTGTAGAAGATAAAGTTATTGCATGTAATACCATATTCATCTACAATTTCTTTGCACCCAAAGATTTTTTTCTTGACAGGACTCCAGATCTTTACTCTTTCGCTTGCCAATTGTAGAAAGTCTTTGTCTGTAGACATGATAGTTACGTTGCTGTCCTTGAACGTATCTTCAGCCAAATATGCAATTGTATCGTCAGCTTCAATATTATCAATAGCCATTACAGTTACTGGTAATACTTCAAGATAACTAACCAAACGCATCAATTCAATTTGAAGATTTTTTTGTTCAAGTTCAGATGAACTCAATTCTTCATATGTTCTGTTGAACTTGATTTTTGTCTTACGTCCCTTTTTGTAATCGGGATAAATCTTACGACGTTTTTGTGAACCACCTGATCCATCAAATACGACAATTACTCTAGTTGGATTAATTAATTTAATAGCATAACCAATACTCTTGAGGAAGCCAGCAATTCCTCCGGTATGCATTCCATCATCATTCATCGATGGCACAGCCATAAACGAACGAATGAAGGTGTTCACTACAATCCGTCAACCAAAAGGACATCACTATTAAGTGATTTTTTAAGTCCTCCGGTGACGGAATCGCTTTCTATATTTTGAAATAAAGAAAATAACTTCTTCATTTCTCTGTTGTCAAAGTTGCTCATTTAATAAATTTTTAATGTATATATTTTTGTCTTTACATTGTTCCCAATCGTGTTGCCATATAACTTTTATTATATACCCATTTGATTCAGCAATCAACATTTTATTTTTGTCTTTTTCCCATATTTTTGTAACGTCGTTGTTTGATTTAAAAAACCGAGGATCTCTGTGCCAATAAGTACCATTAAATTCTATTAACAAATTTTTTTCTTTTACAAACACATCATATGGTTTTCCATCAACAAAATACTCATCTTGAATTGAATAACCTTGTTCTTTTAACAATTTAATTACTTCTTGTTGACCTTTAGATTTAAAAATTGGTTTATGAATTCCACTTTTCCACTGATTTTTAGTAATTAACGATAATTTGTGTATTGTTTCAGTAGTATGTCTAAAATTAGATCGTTTGGTTTTCTTTGGTTTTCTTAATTTTAATTTATGTTCTTCTGTTAATGGCTTTCCAAGTTGAGATTCAGACATTTTTTGTTTAGTGTCTTCACTGGGTTTATACCAGTCTCTACTTTTTACTCGTTTTATTTTACTTTCCGCCGTTTGACACTTTGGTAAACAATGTTTAATCATTAAATCCCTACATCTAGATTTAGCGGACTGATTATTTTTATAATATTTTTTAATACCGGCCGACATTTTTTGTCTTCTTTCTAAGGAAATAAAATAACTATCTTTGTCTCTTTTTTGATGAGCAGCTTTAGACGTTCTGATAGCAGTTATTTTTTTCAAGCAAGTTTTACCATATTTATCATATAAATATTTTTTTATTTTTAATCCAGTTTTGCTACCAATTTTATTCAGTTTAAATAAAGAAGCAAATCCACATATCGATTCATCTTTTATAAAGATTTGATATAATCGTTCAGATTGATCTTCAAAAATAAGTTTTTCCGCGTTGTTATCCATACTAATAAGTAGTAGGCAACGCGGAAAAACATCCTATCAATGTGTTTTATTCTTCGCCAGCATCGCCTTCGTCTGTAGATACTTGTGCATCTTCAACGATTTGGCTGTTTGGATCTTTGTACTTCATGATACATGCATCACAAATCTTCAAGTAAATTTCTTCCTTTAGATTTGGATCTGATTGTAATGTTGAAATGAAATCCTTTGATTGGAATCTCCATTCAGTACCATCAGATTTTTGATACGTGTAATATGCACCACCTTGTTTTACAAGATTAGCATCCTTCATAACTTTAATCCAACTACTAAAGTCGGCAATTCCGCTGTCATAATAGATATCAAATGCAGCCTGACGTTGTGGTGGACCCATACGATTCTTAATCACAACGGCTTTACACTCGTTACCAATGACAACTTCACCCTTCTTTAGTTTGCCTGTATTGTTCAAACGAACACGAACACTGCAATGATAAGCTAGAGCCTTACCACCACTTACTACATACTTGTCACCAAACGCCATAGCATTTAGATTCTGACGTAGTTGGTTAGTGAAGATCAACAATACCTTTTGACGACCAATCATGTTGGTAATCTTACGCATTGCTTTGCTAATAATAATTGACTTACCAGTAGCATAACCATCCTTACCATGATCACTTTCTAGTTCTGCTTTTGTAGAAGCAGCTGCGACAGAATCAACAATGATTGTCAATAGCAAATCTGGATAATCCTTACGGATAAACGTAATTGCTTTTTCAATTCTGTCGAAGATATCTTCTACAGTCTCAGCTTGAGAATACATCAACTTGCTTTTAGCCAAGTCAACTCCCAAACTCTTCCAGAATTCTCTGGATTCAGAGTTTTCTGTGTCAATGAAGAGTGCTTTACCACCCTTTCGTTGAGTGTCTGCAACAATGTGCGCACAGACCAAACTTTTTCCAGTTCCTTCAAGGCCTGTTAATTCAACGATACGTCCCACTGGCAAACCGCCGTGAGGACGATTACTAATCGCTAAATCAAGCATTGATGAACCAGTGCTTACCCAATCACTAATTGTTGATGGATCTTCTTGTTCATCCAAGAAGAACGCAACTTTACCACCTTCTTTATTGGATTTGTTGAGTTCATCTGCCAATCTTTCTAGCAGATCATCTTTTTCTGTTGTTTTCTTTGCCATAACGTATATAACTAGAAAGCCGGTGGGGTATAAAAACTCCACCGGCTTATTTTTATTTTTTAGGAGTTAAACAAATCATCAAATGCCTTGTTAACATCATCACTTGATCCAGCCTTAGCTTTAACTGCGGTTGGAGATGCTGTTACAGCGGCCTTTGGTGCTGTTGCGGTCTTAGCTGCGGTTGGAAACGGAGCATCATCATCTGAGTCCGTTGCTGTAGCGGTTACAGCAGGATCAGCGGCGGTTTCGTCAGGATTCAACCACTTATCCATAACATCCTTGAGTTCTTCATAGGATAGTTCTGGGAATAGATCCATAATGTTAACTTGAGACTTGAGAGCATCAAGTAAACTTGAATTGGTTGGATCTACAGCAACACTTGTATTTGGTTTAACACGAATGTTGGTTTCTGGGAAACTCTTGCCTGATTCATCACCAGTCTTGAATTCCACAACAATGTCACGACCTGATGTGAGATCGGTAATATCACCGAAGTCAGGATCGCTGATGATGCTTAGAAGCTCTTGATAGACTTGCTTTCCAAATCCCCAGAACTTTACACCTTCTCCTTCTTCACCACGAACAATGACAGGAGCGAATGTACGCATCTTGGGTTCCATCTTCTTGCCCATCTTCCACTCTTCCTTATCGCCGGTCTTCTTCAAACGATTTGAAAACTCAACGATTGGATCTGGACGACCAAAACTATCTGGACTCAAATAACTCTTACCATTTAAGTTATAGTGAAACTTGAGTTCGATAAATGGATTCTCAGGGGAATACTTGTAAGGTACAATACGAACAACTTGCTTACCAGGCTTTGGCTTCCAAATTAGGTTGGATTTCTGGTTTGTGTTTGAAAGTGAGTTCAAACGGCTCTTTAGCTTACTAATGTCTAGTCCCATAATTATTTATTTATTAATTGTTTAATTGATAATTAGTTAATTCTTAATTCACTTAAATCAAGATGTAACCAACTTGAAATTACTCTACACTGAGTGCAGAACAATGTCAAGCGTCATGTAATATATATCAAATAGAAACTATATTAAATAATTTTAATGGAACGATTTTAACCCCGATTTCATTGGTTAAAATGATGCTGTCCTTGTACAAATCCCAACTCAATTGAAAGTTTTTATCGAACACACCATTGTTCTCATCAGCAATTAATTTATTCATCGCATTAAGAGTATACAGAGTGTTTGTTTGTTTTTTTCTATGCACACCAATTGTGCCAGTATACTTTAATTTGTTATTAAAGTCCTTGACAATATTGAAAGTCAAATATATTTCCCGAAGATTCTTTTCATTAGCAAAAACAAATATACGATTATCTATCAACGTGTACGTTTGTTGGACTCCTTGTATTGCAGATTGATATTTTTGACTATCTGTAAATGTACAGAGTAGTTGTTTTTGTTCGTTCATATTATGATAGTACATCCACAAACCCAGCAAAAGTTCCGCCTTCTTTTGCTACGAAATTAATCAATACTTTATTTGTCTTCTTATTGATTATTTTAATGCTAACCTTCCCCGGATCATTAACGATGTCAATATCGGAAAAATCTAAAGCTGGGTGTTTGTCGATTATTTGTGATTTACCGGCTTTAACTTGTTTTGGACCAACCAACGCCATTAAAAATTCAGTTTCTGTATCTTCGTATCCCATTAATCTTAATAAATTCTTAATGAACGTTTCTTTATTTTGAGGTGTTGATTTGTAAAAAGAGTTAAGTTTATTAGATACCTTTTCTGCTAAATATTGATTTAGTGGATATCTCGCTTCTTCACGATCTGCTCTTAAATCATTAATATAATCTTCATCTTCACCATCAGCCTTTGCGTGTTTAACAGCAAGATTTGTTTCCTTAGCAACCTTGTCGAGTTGTTTAAATTTTGGATCAGATGATAGTTCTTTTGTAAATTTATCAGCTTCGTTATCTCCACATAAATTTCTTACCAAACTGGTTTTGGTACTATTTGCCAAATTAACATTTTTTGTTTGATACATCTTAAGACTATATGCTTTCAAAATCTCTTCACCTGAGACTTTTTTCACTCTTAGTCTGATATCCGCCTTGAATTCAGCTCCTTGCAAGAAAGACTTATTATCAAGAAATATTTCTAATATATTTCCTTTATTTTTACCAACAGCGTTAATTATATAAGATGACATATCGTGACTTGCTAACGATATCACTGCTTTTACTTCTTCATATTTACTACCAGCCGCAACTCTTAGTTTTTTATCCCAATCATTAACTATGCTTTCTAGTTCTGGTATATAACGTTTACCTTCAGCGTCTAATTGCACAACTTTTATAACATAATTTTCATCAATATGTTCTGTTAAAACAACGTCGATTGGAGAGTCATTTTTTTCAATGACATACTTAACAGTTAAAGCTTCATTATAATTTCCACGAATTGCTTCAATCGCACCTTCTTTTTGCAGGTCTGTAGACGATTCTATTCCACTTTTTTCTTTTGCAATAGATGCTGGAATTATGATGTCAGTTTCTTGTCCTATTTGTAAATCTGACATACCATTGTCGATTAAACCGGATACAACGTTCTTAAAATAAGATTTAACTTTATTCCAAGATTTTTTCATGAAATCAAATATACTTGATATCAACGATTCATTTATTGATATAATCGACCCATGTTCCTCATCAAATACTTGTTCTCCGATTAACTGACCTTCAGTATTAAACCAAAGCATTCCCTTTCTATAGAAACCATACTTCATAGCTTCATCTACACTATAATTAACCAATGGGGTTTGTCCTTGCAATATTGCAATATTTGCAACGGCATCTTGTTGTTTTTCTTTCGGAGTTCTATTATCAACTCTATCATCGGCCTCTACACCTTTTTGAACTTCTTTATCTACTGATATAGTGTCAGGTTTTTCTTTTGGTTTTTCTTCAGTAGCACCAACTGATGATAAATCTCCCGGCGCAGAAAATATGTTTGCTTGAGCCTTCTTTGGATTTTCCGCAAAGTGTGTACCCTTATTTACAGCACGATCTCTGTACTCTTTGCTTGGAAATGTTACTAGTATACCATCTTTATTATAAGCCTGACGATCAGGAAATCTACCAGCTTCAAATAAATTAGCGGTCTTATCAACAATCTCATTGAGAGAGTAACCAGCCTTTTCCAAATACTCCTGCACAATAAAAACATGATCTGGGTTCTCTAATCTGAGAACACCATCTTTTATACGGGAATCACAACAAATATCATTTACAATAGATCTAAAGTTCATCCATTATAAATATAATTAAATTAAGCGTAATTTCAAATCGTTGTAATTATTTCCAGTATATACCTTAACTTTGAACTTTTTATTCTTAATTATGTCAATAACGTCTTGTATTGTGTGTTCATCAACCTCTGGACTTACATCAAATACAATAGAATCGTACACATATAATATCGGTATAATCTTCTTATCAGTTACATATTTTAATACATTACCCAGACTATTCAATCCATATTCGGTTTCTGTAGCCTGAATGATATATGCAAATAACTTGTTTTTATTGGGGTCACTGATGTGTTTTGATGTAATCTTCCGTTTATAAATCGGAGTAGTAACATATCCCTTCTTTTCAAACATTTCCCAATACTTGTTCTTTAATTCGTCGGTTTTTGCAAAAAACGGAATGTTTAGATATTGATCTTTAATCTGACCATACAAGTTAACCATCGTGAGTTTCTTAGATTTTGACATCAATTCCGAATCAACTTGGTCAACATTGTAATATTGTTTAGCCAGATGTTCATAAATGGTTTCTGCGTCTGGAACCTTGTAATCAATCAGATTAGCCACAATATAAGGATGAAATCCAGTAAAGTCTACCATCATCAGATATCCATCATCATATCTGGATATAAAACTCTTTCTACAACCATCCTCTTTGTTTAACGCAACATAATTAACACTATCAAAGTGATTACTAGGTCTACCTGTAGGATTGTATATGTTATACTCTGTATATACAAACTTGTTGTGTGTTTTTGCTTTGAAGTAGTTTTTGAAAATGGTTGTATCTAATTTCAACCCATTCTTTTCAACCTCATACAATGTATCTGAAATGATGTTATTGAAGAATTTAAAGCAATAAGAGTCTTTGTTTTCAACATTTAGACTTTCTACATGAATAAGTTCTTGATCAAAATCACGTTGATGATTTGCATATGGATATATCAGATTGAACTGATTAATATCTCCAGTTCGAATCTTAATAGCAAAATACGCATCTGATTCTTCTTTAACAAGAATTTCGTTATCTTTTAAGAAACTAAATAGATTTACATCAATCAAATTACAATCCCCAAGAAAATACTTGTATCTCTTCTTATTGTTTACATAAATCTCTCGGTCTGTCTTTTTTAGTAACTTTACAAAGTCATCATAATTACTATCAACATTTACATCTGGATGTGAAAAGTTAAAGTAATACTTTTCTTTGGTAATATAATCATAAACAAATGCAGCAATAACTTTATCACACGCAATATGCTTATTGGTGTTTTGAGTTATAAACTTTAGATATATTTGATTAGATAGATGCACACTACAACATTTACACAAATGTTCTAGAATGTCAATTAAAATCCACGCCAGAATTGTCTTGGATTATTTAATATAGTCGATATCTGAGGAAACACTTGAGCTGCTTGGTTTATTCTAAGAATATTGTAGTCTACAACGCCTGTTGATTCAAGCATTTTTCCTTTGTACACATTAAACTCAGTACCAGACACTTTCCAAGTTATCTTGGTCTTTTTGAAAAAACTAGAATCGGTCATGTTGTAGTCTCTAGCATTGGTTTCATTTATATTAGAATAGTTGATATTACCAACAAAATATCTAGTTATATAACCATATTCATAATCCGCTGGTTTGATGGTTGGAATATATGATGATGGAAGAAAGTAGTTGTATCCATCCAACCCAACAATATCTCTTGTTTTATCTGGTGTATCGTAAATCATATGTTTATGTACTCCAAGTCAGTTCCAGCAATGCATCTTAATAATGCTGTAATGTTTGTTTCCCACTTACCAGCTGCCAAATTGTGTTCAACTTCAAGTATTTGAAAAATGACGTTACCAGGCACATATGGTTTTGGCAAGTTACTGATTGCGAATACTTGTAGATTTCTAAACCCATACAATCCATCCAATGTCATTGAGATTTGAAAGTTATCAGCCACACCACTATATTTTGCAATATTACCCGATACGTCTCCATCGTCCAACATCCTTCTCAATTTGGCCTTCATATTTGGTGGCAAACACAAATACTTCCAATCATACTTTGGTTCTTTCAATTCTCCGCCTGATGTTAATATTTGTTTATCAGCTTCAGTGATATTCAAAAATCTCATACATAAAATTTCATTACGAGAAACATCACCATATACTTGTATGTTAGCTATATCGTTGTTTTCGTCTTTGAAATTAACATTTGTGCCTGGTATGTTTCCAGATTGTTGTGCTTTAACTAACTCCTCACCTTTTAATTTTCCAATCTGTTTTAGTTGATACACATCCAATCTATCTCTGAATTTAATAAATGGAGTATTTGAAACTTGAGTCATTACAATATCAAGTTCGGCTTTGGTACTGGCTTTGTTTATTTTATCTTCAAATGTTTCAGTTAAACTTGGTGAATTTGCACCGGCAAATAAAACGTTATTAGCCTGTTCATTGGTTAAACTAACATCAAAGTTTATAGACTTTACCACGTTATTGGTCTTAGCCAAATCAAACATGTATACCTTCTTTATTGTGTCGGCATTCATGGTATTTTTATCAATAATTGATAACTTTCCATTTGTACCATCAACAATATCAAACTTCCAAAAATCATCTACTGCATTATTTATTGTACTCAATATAGCAGTAACAAACTGCTTAAGTGT